TTGGCGAAAGACGACGAGCCGGACGCCTCAGGCGACCGCAGCCACCAGTTGGAAGCAGAACCGGTGCCGTTGTACGTTTTCTTGATACGCGAATTGTTGTCAGTAAACAATGCGAAAGTCACGTTTTCGGCGTCGGGGTCTACCTCGTCCTTATAGGGTACGTCGTTGACATTGAAGCCAACTTCGGCGCGGGACAGCAGGAACAGGCGGTCGTTGCTGGTGCTGATGTCTGCCTTCGTGTCACCGATGGAGGACCGCACCTGAACTATCTTAATCATGGACTGCCACTGACGCGGCAGCGCGGCAAAGATGGTTTCATTGAGCCACGTCCGCATACCACAGGATGCCCAGCCGCCGACGTTGGTGTTCTGGCTGTTCATCTGGTGGGTAGCGTTCATAATGCCCAGCATGGTAAAGACGACACCGGCGAAATCGTCGCTGTCCTTCTTCTTGAAGTGGTTGAAGCCCGCGACCTGCATGATGATAGAGGTGTCGGCAAATACCGTGGTCGTCGGAACAATCTTGATCTTGTCACCGACTGCAAAGTAATCCTTCGCCTTCCCCGTTTCCATAATGCCGTAGAACTCCGCCAGCGTGTAGCCGCTGTTGTCGTTCGCGTCGTCGCTGTACAGGTAGTCGAAGTTGGTTGCTACGGTGTCCGGCAGCGTGGGCGTGATGAACACTGCGTGAACGTCAATGTCGCTGGTGACATCGTTCGTCAGCGCGTCCCAGCCCATCCAGATAGAGCCGGTGGAGGACGTCAGCTCACCACCACGGAAGGAAACGCCGTCATGCGCCGCCACAGTGTCAGTCTGCAAAAGCTGAGTGCCATTGTACCAACGGACGGTGTAATACCGCGTTGCCTCAGAATACTGTGCCGTAACAACAAGGTCTTCGAGGATGTAGGTAAGCTGTTGATCCCAGCCGATGAAGGTAAACACCTTATCGACAGTGGAGGGCTTGACGGGCGTGTCGATCAGACCGGCAGTAATGGGGTTTTTTGCTGCGCCGTACTTGCGGACGGTCTGGGTGTTCAGGACCGTGCCGTCGTAGTTCTTGAACGTGACGGTGCAGGAGCTGACCATCTGATCGTAGGTCACGGACAGATTGAGGAACCGCGCCATGATGGTGGTCAACTCAGCCTGCGACACGACCGCGATATGTGCTGCGCCCTTGAGGACGAATTCCGTAGCGGGGTTGCCCGTCTCGTCCAGACCGGCAAGGTCTTTCAGGCGAAGCAGCACGTCGGCGTCGTTCATCGACCAGTCCACGTCCGGCAGGCGGCCACGGCTGAGGCTTGCCGCCGCGCTCACAAGCGCGTAGGTGTCGATTGCTGCGGCGTCCTCGACCCAAATTGTGCGGAGGTTGGAGCCATCCATAGCAAACGCGGTCAGGTGCGAAAGCTGCCGGGCAATCAGGCTGTTCAGCGGGCAGAGCTTGGCCGTTTCTACGGGAGCGCCCAGCGCGAAGGTCACGCCGGTGATTCCGCTGCCGGTCAGCAGAAGCGTTTTCAGGGAGGTGAGGGCAGACAGGTCAAGTGCCTGCTTCAGCTCCGGCGTACCGCGCAGGTCGAGGTATTCGAGCAGCGTGTTTGCACCGACGCTGATAGACGTCAGGTTCTTGTTCGTGTAGCCGTCTGCCTCCGCGCCTGCGGTGAAGCTGCGCAGACGGCGTGCGCCCTGAAGGTCGATGAACTGGCAGTACAGACCGGCAATGGAACTGATCTCAACCACGTTGGAAGCAAGGTAGACATAGATTTCCGTGTCGCTCAACGCCTCCTGAACGGGGCAGATGATCTCATACGCCGTGCCTCTTTTCGCGCGCTTACGGACGCTGTAGGAGCCGTACTTGACGATGATATAGCAGTCGGCATACGGGGTGATAGAGAAGTTGCCGGTCGGCGTGATACCCGCCCACTCGTTCGGGGTATTGCCTCTGAACTGAATTTTATCGTTCACGGCCACAGAGCCGTAATACTTGGAGGACATATAGCCCTCTTGGTATGTCTCGAACTGGGTACGCTGGTCGGTCTTGTTGCCCTGCATCATGTCAATGTACGCGGTATTGCCGTTGTTGATATAGGGCATGAAGTATTTGCCCCACATATCTTCGGCCACCAGCGCTTCCGGGCGCGCCGCCTGATGCGCGGCAAATTTGGCAAGGATGCGTTCGGCGCTCCACGCACCCGCCGCCTCTCGGTCCTTGAACATGGCTTCCAGCTCTGCGCCGAGGCAGTCACGGACATTGCACCAGAGCACAGAGGACGAGGCGTTGAATACAGGCTTGGTGCCCACGCTGTCGGTGTCCTCAAGGCCGTAACTGAATGCCAGACCGCCTTCGTTGTCGTTGCCGTCTGCGGTGTCGTTGTCGTAGTCTTTGCATACGTTCCAGCGGTAGTCCTGCACGTCAGGATCGTACTCATAGGAAATGAAAACGTTCTTAGCGCGGTTGTCGATCATGCAGTGGCGCTCGGTGAACAGGTAGTGATAGAGCAGGCTGTCCACGGTGAAGTAGTTGCCGACTTCAGCCTTGAACTTCGCCGCCCGGTACTCCTTCGTGTCGTTCGTGTAGGTCGTCCCATCGTAGGTCACGGGCGCACTGAGCGCATTTCCGGTCGGCGCGGTGGTATCGGTGGAAACCACCCACGACAGCATGGTCTGGAACGCCGCTTTCATCTCTGCGGTGGGATTCTTGGGATAGCGGAACTCAAAGGCCCCGTTGCCGTCCCACGTCTCCGAGGTGAGGTCAGCAGACTTGAACAGGCACTGGCTGGCAATGTTGTTGGAAATCTCAACGCAGCACTGAAGCGGATGCTCGCCGGTCTGGCCGAACACTGCAAAGTTTTTCTTCGAGTTGTTCATATCGCCATTGCCGTACAGGATCGTCGCGCCTGCGCCGACAGACCGTGCGCCGACGCTCACGGCGTTTGTGCCGGTGTTGGTGAAGAATACGGCGCAGGGGTAGCCCTTGACGGTATCACGGACGCGGGCGTCAGCACGGCGGCCTTCGGATAGGAAGGGCTGGAAGTTGTTGTAGTCGTCGGCCAGAACGGTGTTGTTCGCGTTCTCGCTGGACGCCACGTTCAGCTTGATATTGAAGTACGACACAGGAATGTCGTTTTCCGTCATGGCAAACGTCTCGATGCGCTCACCTGCGCCGTTCTCCCAAATGGCCTTGCTGAAATCAAGGTCGAGGTTGAGGGCGGCTTCGCCGTATGCGGCGGAGGACGTACCCTGACCCTTCATAATGACGCCGGTCGCGTGGAAATTGTAGGTGCTGCCGCCGTCCGTATAGACGAGATCGACCGTGCAGACCACTTCGTCGGACTTGCCAACGGTCATACGGTCGGCACCGATCTTGAGAATACGCAGCGTCGGGTTTGCTGCTGCCAGCTCATTGACATTGATGCTGCCGTCCGTGTTGAAAATGTGGTTGCGGAGGTAACGGGCAACCATTTCTGTGGTGTTGCCGCAGTCAGCAACGAAGTTGTCGAGAATTTCGTATCGCGTGAGGCTGTGGCTGTACATCTTCAGGCGATAAATCCAGATGTCACAGTCGTCAGAGCCGATCTTCACGTTCTGCGGGTCGGACTGCATCCAGTTATCATTTGCGGTGTACGCAAACGCTCTGGACGGCACGCCTTCAAGCCAGACCACGGCCAGCTTGTTTTCGTTGCTGGCTTCGATGCTGACGTCCAGCTCGATTTTGCGGTCCTCGCAATACGGGATTTCGACGTTGGTCAACTCAGAGCTGAAAACCGCCTGCTGCGCCTGAAGTTTCAGGCCAATGCCACCAGATACGCAGGTCAGGAACTCAGCGTCATAGTCGCGGACGTTGGTAGCCTTGAACACGACCTTGATTTCCTTGCCGGAGGTCGCGGCGTTGTCGCTGAACAGGCTGCGGTCAAGCTGAACGTAGGTGCCGCGCTTAACCACAAAGCCGGTGACGCCTTCCGTGTCGATCTGAAATCCGCCGTTGATCCAATCAAAATTGGAGCTGAAGGTCAGCGGATGATTCGTGCCGTCGCCGTCCTTGTAGCCGAACTGCTTTGCGGTCGTCTCACTGTTGCTGTGTCCAGTGGGATCGAGGTCAACGACAAGGCCGGTCGTGACAGGGTTGATGTCATAGCCGAGAGAGGTACAGGTGACGGTGATCGGCGCAACGACGCTCTCGCCGGTGCGGATGGAGAGGTTGATCGTGCCGACCGTAGTAGCACGGTACGCCCACGTCTGGATGGTGCGGTCAACGGTCAGCGTGGACAGGGTATTGTAGCCTTCCAGTAGGCGGACAGTCGCCGTGGTGCTGGTGGGGTCATACACCATGTAATTGATGCTTCCAGTGGCGAACTGCTGGATTTCGATTGCGCTCTGATACACCGCGATAACCGGCGTATTGTCGTCCGATTTCGTCCAGATACCGACATGGCGCAGGTGCGTAGTTGTGACGACTTCGCCGCCTGCTGTGACCTCAAGCCACGCCTCGACGGTGTGTGCGCCGTGCGTCAACTCAAGCGCCGTGGGGTCAATCGTCGCAGTGACGGAGCGCCCCGTAGTGGTGACTTCGCGCGTAAACGCCTCCGTGCCGTCCACGGTCATGTGGATAGTCTTCGTGCCCTCCCCGGTGGGTGTGAGGCGCACAGTAAGTACGCTGGACCCGTGGAAGGCGAGGGTGCCGAGATTCCACGCCAGATCGTAGGTGGACACGGTGACAGTCCATGTGAAGGACTTACTATTGCCGTAGGCGTCCTCAATGGTGAGCTTGATCGTGTTCGCACTTGCGGGGGTGAGGTACTTCGTGACATCGAAGGTGCAATCACCCTGCGACACCGCCTGTGTAGCTACCTTCGTCCCGTTGATGCGCCACGTTGCCGAGCCGTCGCCGGCGGGCTGCTCGTCGGAAGTATCGGTGGATGTCCAGTTGAATTTGATCTCGACGGTCGCGCCGTTCATCACGGAGAACGCCCGCGAGGTCAGCTTATTGACAATCCGGATCAGGGAGCCAGCGTCCCCGCCGCCTCCTCCGCCGCCGCCAGAGAACGGCCCCAGCGGGCCGACAACGACCTCGTCGTCAGCGGTCATATACAGGTAGCCGTCCTCAACATAGGCGTCGTCAACCTTGCTCTTTACGGTGGTTTTCAGGTTGTTGAAATCTTTGGCGAACTCATTGACGGATGCGACGGCTTCCGTCGCGTCCAGAAGCGCCTGCTCAGAGCGTGCGGCGGATTCCTGCGCAGAGTTAGCGGACTGTGCCGCCGCTTGTGCGTTGGCCGCTGCCTGCGCCGCCTTCGTTTTGGCATCCTGCGCCTTAGCTTCGGCAGCTTCTGCGGCCTTCAGGGCCTCGTCGGACACACCGGTTGCGAGCTGGGCGGCGGCTTTGGCGGCCTCCGCTGCCGCAGCGGCGCGGTCTGCGTCGCCCTGCACAGTCGTCTTGAAGGTGCCGAATTTCATGTTATAGGTTTCGCCTTCGGACGAGACAAGCAGGAGATCGTCGTCCTGTGCTTCCTCAAGCGTCGCAAAATCAGCGATTCTTTTGTCAGCCATGTTCTTCCTCCTTATGGTTAAGTTCCGGTGCCGCCGCTGTCAAGCGCGTTCAGCCGGGTATAGATGTCGATCAAGGCGGCCTCAATATTGGACACCTTTGTCTGAAGCGTCGAGATTGCGGTGTCGTGCGACGCGACGGTACCCTCGGCGGTGGTCAGGCGCGTTTGCAGGTCGGTAACGGTGCCCTGCATTTTCGAAAGTGCTGTCGTATGCCCGCCCACGGTGGATTGCAGCGCGTCGATGTCGCTCTCGGCATTTTGCACACGCTCCGCAAGCTGCGAGATGTTCGACGCATGGTTGGAAATCGTCGTGTTCAGCGCGGAGATGGATTGCGTATGCCCCGAAACGGTGGTTTCCAGCGTGGAGACGCGCTGTGCAAGAGCGCCGGGGGAAGAATCCTCAATGCTCTTGATGCGCTTAGATAGGCCGTCCTCTGCGCCTTTGGCGCGGGTTTCCTCGTTGCCTATGCGTTCACTGAGAGCGACCTCCACGCCCTGTGCGCGCTCGATCTCAGCCGCCAGCGCGGTATCATCGACCTTGCCCGCCAGCTCTTTTGCAGCGTTCTTGATTGCGCTGTTCAGCCCCTCCGTGGTCTGCTTCAGGTGCTGCACCTCGGACAGATACGGGTATTCCTCACTGAGTTCTTCGCTGTTCGGGGCTTCGATGTCCGCCCGAAAATTGTGGTCGAGGGTAAGCTTGACGTTGAACATGACGCTGTGGACAAGCTCACCGATTTTTACTTGGTCGCCCAGCTCCGTAGCCGGGTCGTACAGCGATTTTGTCGCCGTAAAGGGTAAATACACCAGCCCGTTAAAAGCCGTGTACAGGTCATTGCAAATGCCCTGTGTGGCGTATGGGTTGCTGTCGATGGTGAGCATCGTTCCGTTGTCGTTCCCCGCCGTGTAGCTCTCCCCGCTGTCGCTGTTGAGCGTCACGCCGGTCACGGTGATCTGTGTTCCGGTCGTGATCTCGCCGCAGACAACGGGGATGTTGATAACACCCGCCTGCAAGGAAACCTTTTTCGCCATATTGGCGTCGGTGTCCCACACAAGGTAGTAGCCCTCCGGTGTGACAATTTTGTTTCCCCTCTCGTCGGTGATGAAGTAGGACCGCTGCACGTTGTCGCTGCTGCCGGGCAGCACACCGGACGGGACAGGGAGCACGGCGTTGAAGATGGTCTGCTCCTTGTAAGCCAGACGCACTGGCTGATTGCCCGCGCCGTTGGCAAGCGTGATCTTGTTGTAGTCCTCGTCGATGACGTGGAACGTCTCGTCGGGGGCGGTTGTGAGCGGAACCAGCCGCAGCAGGTTTTCTTCTGTGATGATCCAGTTCCCGCCGTGGCAGGCCCCGATATACCCCAGCACCTGCGACATGGTTTTTCCGCTGGGGTACGGTACAACGTAATCAGCGCCGGTCTTGATCCGCGTTCGCAGGTCAATTCCGACGCCGATTCGGTATGCGATCTCCTCCACGACAGACTTCATGCTTTTCGGCCAGTTGGCGGCGGTGTCGCTGCCGTCCAGATAGTTCTGGTTGGTCTTGAGCATGGCGTCGTAGCAGTCGATGGTCACAAGTCCCGCAAAGCTGGTGTCACGCTGGTCAATGTAGAATGTGCCGAACTCCTTCCACTCGGTGGCAGTTTTGTCATTCGTCAGACGGCCCATGATGACGACGGGGCTTTTTGCGGTGATGGTGTCGTCCGTTAGGATCGACAGATTCAGTGTAGCCGATATGCAGTTGCCCACGGACAGCGGGGACGGCATAAGAGAACGGTCGATGCGCGGCGCGGAAATAACAGTGTAATCCTTGTTATTGATCCGTGCCTTTGCATCAAACCGAAACCGCCCGCGCGCCGCGAGCTTCGTCCAGCGCTCAGTACAAATACGCATAGGCTCACCTCTCCGTCATGTTGAAGGTACAGCCTTCGTAGTAGGTACGGTTGTCGCCCTTGTCGTAGCGCTGCGTACCGTAGGTGAGCGTGGACGTGTAATAGGTCTTTGTCATAATACGGTTGGTTTTGGGGTCGAGGAAGGTAATGTCGGTGTATTCGCCGTCAACGTCTGCCGCGAGCGACCGCATAATCAACTCAGGCATACGGTTGAACTTGACCGTCCATTTATCCTTCTGCGCGATCCTTGCGCGGTACATCAGCCCGTCAAGGAGGTTGCGCCCGCTGCCGTCCGCGTCGATGTCATTTCTAACCGGGGCAAGGCCGTCTTCGGCCAGCCACGCGGTATAGTCGTGATTTCCGATTTTCAGGATTGGTTTTATGGCGCGCACCTCCTTATTCGAGCGGGGATTTTCCGGTTGCCCGCGTTCTGCGGTTGATCTCTCGGATCGTGCTTTCCGCGATTGCGGTCTTGTCGAAGTTGACCGTCGTACCGCTGTAGTTCTGGATGGCCGTCACAATGGCTGCGGTCGCATTGGTCACGACCTGCGTAACAACGCTTGCGAGCGCGTCATTTGACGTTTCAATGGTCGTGCCGATGTCAGCACCGCCGCCGCTTGCTGCGGCTGCTGCGGCCTTGTAGGGCACGACACCGCCAGCCACAGCGGGAACGGCGAACGTGATGTTATCCGCAATGGCCTGAAGCCGGTCAAGCAGGCTTGTGAAGCTGCCGCTGATCTTGTCCGAGAACGAGGACAGCGCACCGTCCACCTCAGACGTGGGGACGATGTTTCCGACCTTATAATCACCGGCGTTGAATTCATCCGCGATTGCGTCAGCGACGCCGGACACGGATTTCAGGATGGACGGCTGCGAAGCCTCCACACCTTCACCGACGCCGTAGCCGATATTCAGGCCGATTTCGTCACGGAACAGCCGCGATGGGGAGTGAATACCCAGCGCGGATTTTGCAGCGCTGAGAAGGCTGCTTGCGAGGCTGGAAACCTTGTTCTTCAGCCAGCTCCAACCGGAGCTGATACCGTTGGCAATACCGTTACAGATATTGCTGCCGACGCCGGACCAGCCCTGATTCTGAATCGCATTTTTGATGCCGCTCCATGTGCTGGATGCGGTAGATTTGATGCTGCTCCAAGTGCTGGACAGGGAGGATTTGATATTGCTCCATGTGGACGATGCAGTAGATTTCATACTGTTCCACGCGCTGGAAGCCGTAGTCTTCATGCTGTTCCAAGTGGACGACGCGGTAGACTTAATATTGCTCCAAGTGCTGGACAGTGTAGCTTTTACACCGTTCCAAACGGTGGAGGTGTTCGCCTTGATGTTGTTCCAGCCGTTGCTGACAGTAGTTTTCAGATTTGTCCAAGTGGACGATGCTGTGGTCTTGATGCTCGTCCAAGCCGAAGACAGCCCGCTCTTGATACCGTTCCACGCGCTTGTGGTGCCAGATTTGATGGCGCTCCAAGCATTCGAGATACCGGTTTTGACGGTATTGCAGGCAGACGACACACCGGATTTGATGCCGTTCCATGCACTGCTGATAACGCCCTTGATTCCGACCCATGCCGTGGTAGCGGTGGACTTGATACTGCTCCATGCGTTACTGAAGAAGGTCTTCAACTTTTCGATTACGCCGGAGAAGAAGTCCGTGATCTTGTGCCAAGCATTAGAAATGCCCTGCTTTAGTCCGTCGATAAGGAATGTACCGATTTCTGCGAATACAGTAGACGGAGAGTGGATGCCGAACAGGTTCTTTACCCAGTTCACAACAGGGTCTACGAGGTTTTCTTTCAGCCACGAACCCGCGTCGCGCATTGCGTCTCCGATTCCACGAAAGAAACCGGCGATAGAATCGAGGCCGATTGCCTCAAACAAACTTGCAAGCAGGTCGGATATTCCGCCAATGGCACCCACAATAATGCTGGGAATCTGAACAATAATGCTGACAAGAGCGGTCGCAAGGGATTCCAGCAGGCCGAGCCAGTCAATGTTTTCGATTACCGCGCCCAGTGCCTCCCCCAGACTGCCAATCAGGTTTTGCACCATTTCGCCCCAGTCATGATCTGAAAACAGAGACGTAATGAGATCGAGAACGCCGGTTATGGCTCCACTGACAAACTTGCCAAGCAATTCACCGAAGCCGTCCCAGTCAATGTCGGTGGTAAGACTTTCGAGACAAGCCCAGATTTCGTCTGCAAGGCCGGTCCAATCGACCTGATCCACAAAGCCGACAAGCAGATTGAGCGCTCCGATAAGCAGGCCACCAAGCAATCTTGTCAGGTCAGAGAAAATCCCGCTCCAATCAATTCCGTTGAGAAAATCAGCGATTTTTCTTCCGAGCATTGCCCAGTCGAAGTTCTCGACAGCAGCGACCATACTTTGAAGCGCCGTTCTGATTTGCGTACTGAGCGCTTCGGCAAGTGCCGAAAAATCAATGTCCGAAATGAAATTGCTGATGTTTTTTGCGAGACTTCCCGCAATACCGATCCAGTCGGCGGCGTTCACGGTCCCGTACATGAAATCCGTGATGGCCTTGCTCACTGCTGCGCCGTCAAGCGTGCCGAAAAAGCCGTCAAGCGATTTCAGGATGATTGCCCATTTCCCGGTCAGGATCACACCGAGATTTCCCCAGTCCACACCGGTAATAATGTGGTTTAGGAGTTCTGCAAAGCGCGACGCAAGGTTTTTCCAGTCGAAGTTCTGGATGAACGTCGCAAGGAAAGTCAACGCGCCGTTCAAATAATACCCGATCTTATCGCCGACGCCCGCCCAGTCTACGGTATCAACCATTTCGTTGAGCTTTGCCGCCAGAGTGTTTGCGGCTGCGGCCCAGTCACCGGCCTTGATCTGCTCGACCATAAGTTTTGCCCAGTCGGGCAGCGTTACATCGGGCAGACTTCCGAGATCACCGGCACCTCCTCCACCCCCGCCGCCGTCAGAGCTGTTGTCGCTGAGAATGTTCAGTTCATCGAACGCGGCCAGCTGCCGTTTGAGCTTATCGGTAGCTTTGGATGCCGCCCCGCCTGCGCTGCTGATTTCTTTGGATGCAGTTTTTCCATAGATGCCAAAGAGTTTGAGAAACGCGGTTACATAGGCGACAGCTTGTGCGACAAGGTTGATAATGCGTGTAATTATCGGCCCCAGCAAGTTTCCTATGCCCGACCAACAGGCGGACAGCGTATTGGAAAGCTGCTGATTTTCGGCCATATAGGCGCTGACCGCTTTCCGCAGCAGCGCCCAGACGCCGCGCGCGCCAAGCAAGCTGAGTGCAAATTTCTTCGCGCCGGAAATCAGCCCGCCAAACTGGCTGTTCATCTTCTTGCTGTGGAACAGCATTTTTGCCATACCGGACGCTGCGGCCCTTATTCCGGAAACAAGAGAGCCAGCAATGGTTTTTGCTGCACTTTTTGCTGCGCTTGCGAAACGACGCATAAGGCTTTCGGACTTTTGCGTTTTGGATTGCATTTCGGACAGACTTTCGGACGCACTGGCAAGGACCGCCTGCATCTGGTCATACTGCGCCGTATCCGCTCCCATCCGGAATGCCGAACCGTCAGCCTCCATCCTCCGGACGGCCTCTGCGTATGTATCACATTTTTGAGCGGCGCGGTCAATGTCAATTTGAAGGTTTTTCCACTGCTGCGAATTGTGAGAAACGCCGCGTGCGTCAAGCGTTTTCATTCTTTCACGCAGCGCATCTGCCTTGTAGCTCGCTTTTTCCAGCGCATCAACAAGAGACTGATACTCCTGCGTCGGGAATTGTGTCTGACCGACTGCATCCAGCCGTTCCTGAAGCTCCGCAATCTTGCTTTCCAGCGTGCTTGCCTTGCCCTCAAAGGAGGTCATAGCGCTCTCGCTGCCGGACATGGCTTTCTGGAAGGTCGGTTCCAGCTTCTGCACGCTGCTGTTCACGGCGTCGATCTCACGCTGCAAACCGGATGCCTTTTCCGTCACACCACCGATGTTCACCTGCGGTGTAGCTGTTTCCGGCGCAGGCGTGCCGCTGCCGTTGGTATTCTGTAATTCTTCGAGGGAGGTTTGCAGCTCCTGTACTTTTGCCTCAAGCGCTGCAACCTTATCCTCTGCGCCACCTGTATTGATTTCAGGTGTCAGCGGCTTGCTGAAAAGTTCTTTCAGCGTTTGTCCCAGATTCTTGACCTCTGTGGACAGTGCCTTGATAGCCGCAAGCAATTCAGCGCTTCCGGCCTTAAATCCGTCCGAATTTATCTCGGTATCAATGATGATAGAGCCGTCAGCCTGATCTGCCATTTAACCACCTTCTTTCTTAGCCGAGTAGCGCGTCGATCCTATCCTTTTCTGCCTGTTCTTCTTCAGACAGCTTCGTGCGTAGGGCGCAAATAGCGCGGTTGGAATTCCAGTATTCGCGCTCCCACTTTTCCAGCTTTTTGCCCTTTGCGCGCTTCAGACGCAGATTGAGCACCTGCGCGAAAACGCCGTCCGAAATCTCCATGTAATAGCCCATAAAGGTCCACCAGTGAACATACCGGGCGGTACGGACCTCAAAACCGGCAACCTTATTGACCGCTGGAAACATGATGCTCTCGTCCTGTTCCCAGTCCATGACGCGCGGAGGCGGCTTTCCGCCCGTGTCCTCCGGCTTGTCATTGTGGTCAATAAAAGCGAGAGCGGCCTTGAAGGCCGCCTCGTAGTCGTCTTTTGGAATTGCGTCGAAGTCCTTGAACAAAATGAACAGGCAGATATAAGCCTTTTCTTTGTCTTCGAGGTCGGGATCACCGAACGCGATCACGATTTTCAGAACATCCCGAAAATCGCTGCGAATGCGGTAGAACTTACCGTTTACCTCAAGACTTCGCGGCAGTGTTCCGATCATTTTTTACCGCCCTTGTGCTTGCCAGTACGGTAGCCGTGGGTGTACCGCTCAACACGGGAGTTGACTTTCTTCACCTCGCGGTCGAACTGGCGGGAGATATAAGCACCGACCGCAGACAGCGCGTTTTCGCAGTAGAAATGACCGTTGATGGGGGAAAACGGGTGCATCTTACCGAAGAACGCCTCCGACATATTGCCGCCAAAGAGCTTGTCACAGGCAGTGTACAGGCGTTTTTCAGCCTCACGCAGTGCCGCGAATTCGGCTTCGTTCCGTTCGTCCACAGTGCCGTCCGGCTTGATGTTGACGCTTTCCAGCGGCTCGACGATTTTGTCAAACTCTGCGGCGACGCTGTTGAAGCGATCCACAATGCCGATGTCGGTCGGTCGGAAGGAGAATTCCCCGATCTGTTCCCCGTGCTTATTTCGGATAGGCACCTTTACGCTGCCATCGTCGATGATGATTTCATTGAAATTCTGCTGTACCAGTTTGTCAGCCATTTTAATTGCCTCCTGAATTCAAAATGTTGCCGCCCTGCGTATTAGGCGCAGGGCGGCGGGGGTGGATGATTAGCCCGCAGCGTTGGTGTCTGCGGTGAAGGTCTTCGTGGTGAGGTCGAAGGTGCCCTTGACGCGGTTGCCCGCGTTGTACACGGTAAAGGGAATCTGCACGCCGGAGGTGTCACCGCCGACAGATTCGGGAACGACCCACACGTCTTCACGGTAGGCCCATGCCACGGTGCCGTCACTGTTAAGCAGCACGTCAACCTTCGTGGTCATGCAGTCGTCGCCGGTCAGGCGCTCATTGGCGATCTTTGCGAGACGTTCAAACAGCGGGTCGCCGCTGTAGGCATAGAAGGGGTCAACCTCAGACTGCACCTCGTAGCCATTGTGGACGACGTTCTGTTCGCCCAGAATGTTTTTGTTGACCTCAACGTCGGGGTTCAGCTCCTCGTTATACTCCTCAAGGTCCTTGCCGAGACGGGTATAATTCGGGGTGTAGGTTTCCTCGCCCTGCGTCTTGACGCCGAACTTGGCGTCGAGGAAATGGGCAAGATACTTGCGTTCGATTTTCGGCATAATTTCAGCTCCTCAAATATCAAATTCGTTGTTGTAGTCCAGCCGCAGGCCAATGAGCCAATCTTCGACACCATCCTGATAGGCGGAGTTGAGGTAGGCAGGGCTTGTGCGGCTGATTTTCTTGATGACGCGGTTGCCAGCCAGCAGCGCGGGGTATGCGCTGAGCTGGTGGCGCTTGCCGTTCAGCGTGACCGGCTGCCGCTCAAGCCACTTGCCCAGCGCATCAAGGAATTCTTTGATGCGGATGCGCTGGGTTTCGGATTTCGGGGCGGCGCGGTAGACCACATTGAACGGGTATTGGCAGACCTGCGTGACGTGACCGGTGACGTCCTCCGTGCTGTTCTGCAAAGCCGCACCGGAAATCGGAAAGAATCCGATCCCCGAAGCGTCCGAGAGCGTGGAGAACAGGATGGATTTGTTGCCGGTGGTCAGACCGGGGAACTTGTTCAGCAGGTCAAGAAGAATTTTGCTGACGGCCTCAGAGCCGTCAATGTCGATGACCGTTTTCGACGGCATGGTTATTTACCTCCGATTTTCTCCTTCACGCCGTCGATCCAGAATTGCTTGTTCTGCCGTTTGGCGTGTTCAAACCATTGCGGAACGGCCTGCGGGTTGGAGTATTTCAGCGGCCTGTCGGTGGCAACGAGCTTTGCGCCCTTGCGGAAACGCAGGATGTATTCACCGGGGCCTGTAGGGATTTTGCGGGGGCCTTTGCCGGTTACGGAATCCACCATGACCTTACCGCCGTACTGGTAGCGCGCATACGGGCCGGGAAAGACGACCTTTTTTCCGTCGTCCTCCGTGTGGGAGCGCTGCTGCAAGCTGCCGGTCAGCAGCGGCATACAGGCTTTGCAGTCCTCAAGCACGCGGTCGCCCAGCCATTGCTGCGCCTCGCGCATACGCTGATCCAGCGCGCGCAGGTCAACAGTGACGTGTACGCCGCCGTCAGAGTAGGAGATTTTCGGAAAATCGGACATTACCGCCCTCCAATCTCGAAGTGAGGGAGAAGGCCGTAAAAGCCCGCAGAGCTTATCAGGTAGATACCGTCGCGCTCTGCGTTCAGGGCGTGGTATAGTCCTTCGTCATAGTCGTCATCGGTCAGCGGCTCGGTGTCAGGCCATATACCGGCAAAAATGAAATCGCACTCCGGGGCAAAGGTGATGTGCTGCGCCGGATTGTCGCAGCGGGCATATTCCTTCGGCCCCGTGTAGCTTTTCATCCCCGCGCCGGTGGGAACGCGCTTGTCCGCCGTGCAATGGATGATGATGTCCACGGCGTCAGCGTTGTTGCCTCCCGCAGTTGTCGCGCTGTTGGCTTTTGTGGTCAGCAGGTCAGCGCCGGAAATGACGGACGGAAACCAGCGCCCGGTTGCGGCGTGGTAATTAAAGACCGTTATTGTGTCGCGGTACACGCCCAACACCTCCCGCATACAGCAGATTGACGCCGTTTGCATCCGGGATATTTGCCAGATACTGCGCGGCAATGCTGCCGATCAAATTTGTTTGTGCCTCTGCGCTTGTCGCGGCAGCAGCATAAACGGAGCTGTTCGCGCTGCCCGCCGAATAGGAAATGGATTCCCGTCCGGACGAGATAGACGCGACAGCTCCGTGATAGCTTCCGTCCTCCGCTTTCTGCGCGGAAGATGCCCTCCGCTGGACGTCGATCCAGTAGAGGGCTTCGGCAATGGCACAAACAGCCTTCTTGACCTTGACGGCATGGGCTTCCACGGTCGGAAACGCAAACGTGAGCCGCCCGAAGGTGATTGCGTCCAGTTCGTCGCTGGCACGTTCAAGCCACTTTGGGGAGGTTTCCTCGGTCAGCGTGTCCCCGAAGTAGCCGGAGCCGTAAAACGCAAAGTCTGTGTATGCCATATCAACGCCTCCTTAGTCTTCCTGCACCTCGGCGGGGGCGTCCGTTTCGGCCTCTGTGGGCTTCTTACGGCGCTTGCCCTCCGCCTTTGCGGGCGCGGGTGCGACAGCAGGGGCGATTTCTACGGCTTCGTAGATGGCCGACCTCTGCATCAGCTCAATGCTGGTTTCATCGGTGGCCGCTACGATGTTGCCAGATTTCAGGTTGCGAAACAGCATAGCGTCCTCCTTACATCAGGCCATAGTGTAGTAGGTGGTGCCGGACGCGAACTCCGTGATGGAGACAGCAGTGTACACACCGTTGGCCTCGGTGTAATACTGAGTACCGGCAGCATAGGTAGCCGCCTTGGTGAACACGCCGGGCTTGAAGATCAGGTCAGGCATGACAACGGTGGTGCCGTAGTGGTAGAACAGCTCGACGCCGTAGGCATTGGAGAGAGGAATCTTCTCAGCGGTGTACTGGTCGGCCATGATGGGCTGAGCAACAGCGCCCTCGACCATGAGCAGGTAGTTACAGCCAGCGGGAAGGTGGACGCAGCTGTACGCGCGGACGCCGTGCCACACAAGGAACTCCTCGGCGGCGGTGTTCACGTTCGCGTTGTTGGTCTGCTTGTCAAGGTCGTTACGGATCATACCGTAATACTTCGGGGACAGAACGAGGTGCATCATGGAGCGAGGCACGCCGTCCACGAAGTCATTCTGGGTGGTTTCGCATTCCTGAATGATGGCTTCCAGCTCGTCAGAGATGGTCTTGTAGGCGGACAGGTTCAGCACAGTGGCCTTACCGGCAGCAGCGGCAAAGAACGCATTGTCCAGCTCGGCAGCCATACGCAGAATGTGGTTTGCGGAACGACGGTCCAGAACGCCGTCAACGCCGTACAGGCGGACGTCCTTCTGTTCCAGCTCCTCGACGATCTCGCGGTCGGTGTCGATGGCAACAGTGACGGGCTTTGCCTTCACGGCGTCGCCCTTGCCTGCGGTACGCGCGGTGCCGTAGTTCTTGGGGGCGGCGTTGACGAAGCGCTTAGCTTCGACGGTGCCGGAAACGGGATCGCCGGACAGGTCCATGTTCTTCATGGAGCCGGAGATCAGCGCCTTCTGGACGCCCTCAATGGTTTTGCCGTACAGCTCGGCAAGATATTCCTTGCCGTCGCTTTCCAGCAGGATGTTCAGTGCGTTAATACGAGGCATAATTCATACTCCTTTGTTTATCAAAAAATTTTGGGCGGGGTGTACTTCTCAGAGCCGGTGCCGGGGTCGCCCGTGGGTCCCGTAAAAGCAGGCGCTTTTTCCTTCTGCTTTGCCGCCTTTTCTGCGGCTTCCTTTTCCTCGGCAGTCTGATACAGACCGGCGTCCTTCTGCTTGGCAGCTTTCATAAAGTCGTCAAAGCCGAAAAATGCGCCGTCCTTCCACGTCAGACCGGCGTCCGGAGACATACACTCGGACACAAGGGCCGTGCGGGCAAAGGGAGAAGTGACGCCGTACTCGTCCAGCTTCTTGGTGATCCAGTCCTTCTGATCGCGCTGCGTGATCTCGCGGGTGAATTTCTTCTCCGCGTCCTCCGCCTGCGTCTTGTAGGTCTGGATTTCCTGCTGAATCTGCTGCGGGTCGATGCCCTCAAACTTCTTCAGCGTGGTTTCGGCAGTATCGAGGCGGGTTTTCAGGCCGTCGCGCTCTGCCGTGAGGTCTGCAATGGTCTTGTCCTTGGCGGCCTTCGCGGCCTCAACGTCTTTCCCGTTGAGCGCGAACACCTGCTTGACCTGATCTTCATTCAGCCCCAGTGCGGTCAGTTCTTCGGTTTTCATAGATAACCTCCTGTATAACGGCAATAGCAGATATTTAAGACGTTGCAGCGTCTGGCCGTTTTCGGCATTGTTAGGACCGCCGATAGTCCGATTTTGTACCCCCGCCGGAGTTGCACCGGCGATACTGGAAGGGGCATAGAAAAGCAGAGCCTCGCAGCGCCGAAATGGTGCTGTAAAGCTCTGCTTTGCGATTATTTACTTGCTGCGGGCGGCGGCAATGGATTTTCGCGCGTCTTCCCGCGTCCATTTTGCAATCTGGATGCGGTCAGAGAGGCGCTTCAGGGCGTTGTCCGTGCAGAACTGGTTATAGTCCAAATTCTGCTTTTCCAGCAGCTTTGCCGTCCGTGTGTACTGCGCTTCAAGTGTAGCTTTTACGCCTGCGTCCTCCGCTGCCTCAATGGCCGTGCGAAGGCCGACCAGCTTTGTTTTCGTGCGCCGGATGCGCGATTCCTTCCCGCGCTGCTTCTGGCTGAGGTCAAAAGCTCTCTTGTTCTCCTCAGCGTCGAACTGCGCGTATGGGTTGTGCCGCAGATCGCCGGGGCCGAAGCTGTGGCGGCAGTTCCAGCCGCACAGGCCCTCGCCGGTGCCATACCCTGTGGATTCCGCGAAAAGCGGCAGGTCAGGCGTTCGGCCTGTCCGGCTGTAGAACTTGCCCTGCCACCAGAAGTGATTTCCGGGGTTTTGACCGCCGTCGCCGTAGCGTGCGCCGAGGTGCGCTGACACAAGCACAATGTCCCAGTCGCGTTCCTCCATACCCTGAACGGCCATGTTGCCGGACGCCTGCGCGACGCCGGTACGAACAGCCCGCAGGACAGCGGTTTCGATGGTGTCAACGTGCCCGGTGGGATAGATGACCTGCGTTTGCGTGTCAACAATGCTGCTGACGGCCTCCTGTACGGCCTGCGTGTACGATGTCGCGCCGGACGCCACCTTGAAATGCGCGGTGTCCAGAGCTTGCAGCAGCCGCTGTTGGCTCGCGTGCGCGGTCGTGCGGGTGAAGTTATGGACGGTGCCCGCCGTGCGCTGGTAGGTGTCCTCAAGTAGCCGGATCATGCTCTCAGCCTGTGCAAGCTCAATGCCCGCAAGCCCGTGTTCGATGTAGAAATTGCTGTCGTAGGCAAGAGCTTTGATACCGGCGTCCTCGAAGATGCGCTTGATCTCTGCGTCCGTTGCCTTTGTCCAGCGCTTGATTTCCTGCTGTACAGCGTCCAGATGGCCGCCTGCGGCCTGATAAACCTCAAGCTGCCATTCATCCGAGGCGGTGAGAAAAACGCCCTCACCGCGCCCTAACCGTGCCATAACTCGCCGGATAAGGTCGCTGGTGATCCACACGTTCAACTCTTCGATTTGCGGGTACAAGGTTTCGATGATATCCAGAATCTGCTGAGGGGTCAGCATTTATGCCGCCTCCTATTCTGCGCCGAAAAGCTGGGCTTTCTCAATCTGCGCCGCGTCAGCCTCTGCGGTTATAGCCTTTGCTTCTTCCTCGCTCATGCCCTCGAACTTTACGAAGTACATCCACTTCGGGACCCAGCCCTGCATGACGTAGGCGCGCCACGAGGCTTTGTCCTCCTCATAGTTGTAGGTCACGTCGCCGAAATTGAAATTGACCTCATATTCGCCCAGCGGCGCGAGGTTGTAGAGCGTGACCAGCGCGTCAGCACCTGCCAGCGCCTGTGTGATGGCGTCCTTGAGCGCGTCGCGGTCGGTCTTGATCGTCTGGATGGTGTCGCGGTCGTCGGCCTCGACCTGTGTTGCGGTAATCATGCCGGTCTGGCCGTCCAGTACAAACACGCCTTCGGAAAAGCCGCATTTGACACCGGCCATAGACAGGTCGAAGTTGATGTCCTTGATCCGCGCGTCGGTCAACAGCGTCGGCGCGTGCTCATGGATTGCGGAAACCTCGCCGTCAGACAGGCCCATACCGAGGCCCTTCACGAAACGCGGCAGCTCGACGTTGCGGTTCTGCGCGTTCTGAATGAGCTGCTGTCCGACGAAGGTAATGTGCTTGCTGTCCTCGATCTCCGTATTTTTGCGGCTGACGGCAATGTCGATGGCTTTCAGCTCCGCAATGGCGTTGGCAAACACGGAAAGCCCCAGCGGGGACGACGGATCAACGGTGTTTGCGCCGGGGACGCGATAGTAGCCGAACAGCGGCGTTTCAAGGTTGGTAATGGTAACTTCGGGTGCCAGATGCGCCCATGCGTCAACCTTGTCAAGCGCCACCTCCTCACCGAGGGTAACTTCGCCCTTCGTGCTGAGCCGGTTTTCAAACGCCTTGTTCGTGATCTTGTAGAGCTTGCCGCCCTCTGCGGTGCTGCCCTCGAAGCGGTGGTATTCAAGCCGTGTGAAATGGCGGCTGCCCTGCGCGGTATGCGCCGCGAAGATCGCGCCGACGATTTCGCCGTTGTCATCCTTCGCCGTAATGCCGAAGTTGCCCGGCAGGATGAAGTCCCAAGTTTCGCCGTTCCACTTGAGCATGATGCCGCCCAGCCGCTCAGCCTCTGATACACGGTCTGGCAAGCGCTTGAGCAGGTCGTCGGCCAGCCCCTGCAAATAGTCGGCACGGGGCGAGCCGGAAATAGCAATACCAATGTCCAGCGTCACCAGCTTTGCGCGGGTGTCGCTGATGTGTTTTGCCATGTTGATAGTCCCGATTTCATCCTCGGCGTTCAGCCAAGGCGGCTTGCCGGTAGAAATGCGGTCCCAGTTTGTAAGGGCGCTGGACATTTCCGGCGAGGAAATGAGTTCAACGCCAAATGCTTTCGCAATATCGGTCCCGCTATGAATAAAAAGCATTTTGATCCTCCTTAGCAGGCGCGTAAAAAAATTCATTTCGTCACCGCCTTAAACTATCCATTTCAGTTCATTCCGCAGGGCCGTCCGGCAGAAATATCTGAGCTGGTCCATGCTATGGTCGTTTTCCTTGATAACCGCGTCTTCGGCCTTTTCCTCGTCCCATGAATACGTCTCAAACTCCTCGAAGGTGCTCTTGCAGCTCTTGTGAAAGTACAGGCACCCGGCATTTAAGAACTTCGTCACGTCCTGAATGCCGTTCAAAACGTCGTTGTCGGCCTTTACGACCATGAATTTACCGTATTTTTGTATTGTCTCGATCATGGACGACGCGGACGGGTCAATGGTGATATACTGGATCGGATAGTCCCCGATCAGGTCGCACAGCATCTTGTAATACGCCTCGTTGTCCACACGGTTGTTGCTGCCGCCTTTGTAATACAGTTCCTTGACCATGACGGCCTTTTGCTCTGAGGGGCTGTAATCGTACAGGCCAGCGGCAAACGGGTTGACGGTGCCGTAGTCCACGGACACATAGTAACGGTGCCGTGGGTTGAGCGCCGGGACCTTCGGGACAATATGCGCCGAGCGGTCGAACATGGGGTAGACAAGGCCCTCGGCCTTTACCCACAAACCGAGGATATAACGCCGGTAGAAAACGCCGGTGTACATCCCCTCATATCTGGCCTTGATTTCAGGCGCAAGGCTCAGATTGTCGTCCATTGTGAAGTGCAGATACAGGATGTTCCGCTCTCGCGCTTTCTTGATCCACTCCACATAGAACCAGTGGCCGGGGTTTTCGGGGTTGCAGTTGAACCAGAACTTAGAACCGGCCACGCTGCAACGGGCCATAGCCTGTTCCACGAAGGAACGGGGCATAAGGGCCACCTCGTCAAACAGCACGCCCGCAAGCGTGATGCCCTGCACCAGTGTGTAGCTTGATTCGTCCTTGCCGCCGAACATATAGTAGCTGTTGGTCACGCCGCCAGACGTGATAATCAGCTTGTTTTCACTGCGACGTTCAGTGATTGAGAAAATGCCCTCAAGCCACTGCGGCATGAGAGTTATAACGTTGCGGCGCAAGCTCTCAATGGTCTTGCCGCAGATAGCGAAGTTCTGACCGTTGAAGCGGCTCATGCTCCATAGGATAAAGCCGTCCGTCATGGAAACGGTCTTGCCGGAACGAATAGAGCCGTCACAGATGATGCCGTCACAATCCATGAACTGCGGCTTATTCCACCACGTCAGCGTCAGAAGCTGCCGCTTGCTGAAGTTCTGGTAAATCATCCGTGTTCACGTCCTCCTTTGTGGCATTCTGGATAGCTTCAAGCAGATTGTTGTCCTTTGCGCTGCCGCCCAAGCCGGTTTCGCCGGTGATGTCCATATAGAGCTGGATCGCATAGGTGTTGCCCGCCTGCGCCGACCGCATAAGGGCGTCGGCCACAAGCATTTTTTGGGTCAGCACCTCAGACGGGATGCCCAGCTTTTTCAGGCGGTTCTGCTTGCGCTTATCGGTAATCGGGAGGCCGGAATACAGCTCAAGAAGGTCAGCCATCATTTGCCGCTCACGGCGTTTCTCCTGACTGGCTTTACCACCAGCAGAGCGGATAGCGTGAGCCTCTTCTTCGCTGCGTTCGGTCAGAGGAATGAGGTTCTTGTCTTGTGGTCTGCTCACGCTTCACACCTCCTATCAGTGGTTTTTCCTCCTTCGTCACTTCGCTTTCTGATAGCTGTACTTGTAACCGAATTTTTGCTGATTGGCTTTCAGCCACTTAGAAACGGCGTCGTTGTAGTCCTTGCCGCTGAGCTGGGCGCTGTTGACCGCCTTTACAAAGCCGGAAGCGTTGAAGTGCGTGCCCTTCGTGAAGGTGTACACGCCCGCATATCGCGCAGTATCGTCGCCGCGTCCGGTTTTGGTGCTGACGGCCACAATGCCGCGCCGGGTGCCGAGGGCGGTGTTGATAACGTCCTCTTTGCTGAAGGTCGGCCAGCCGTCGCGCGGGTGGTTGTGAATGGCAATTTCTTTGCCGTTGCCGGTCAGCCCTGAAATGCTGCCCGCGTTGCCGTGACGGTATTTCGTCGCAAAGCCCTGTTCATCCACGACCACGCCGTGTTCTTCCAGCGCGTCGCCATGTGCGGCCACAAAGGCGCGTACCATGTCCTCATAGACACGGTTGGAGCCGATTTTGACGTTCATGCGCGCGGGTAGGTCTGCGGTGGTTTCGTCCTTGCCGCTGCCGCCACCAGAGGACGGCCAGCCGCCGCTAAAACCGATACCGGAACCGCCGCCACGCCCGCCGTGCTCTACGGGGAAGGTGATCTCCGTCCATGCGCTGATCCGCTGCTCAAGGGTCTTGCCGTCAATCTCAAAATGCAGGGCTTCGTCAAGGCTGTTGAAGGATGCAATGATCTTGCCGGTCGTCAAGCTGTACAGCTCAAGCGGATCGCGGAAAAGCACCGCCTTGTCGGTCGCATAAACGCCATTCAGACGCTTGAATTCATGCTTGAATCTGTCAAGCTGCATATTGTCTCACCTCTTTTTGGGTATAAAAATACCGCCAGCGGAAAGCCGCTGACGGTTGAAGCGTTGTGCTCTTTAGATGTCCGGAACTTCGGATTTCTTTTTACCTTTAGCCTTGTCCTGCTGATAGAAGGACTTCGGAAGCTCCTTGCTCGCATTGGGCGGCGTAATAACACGCCCCTTTGCGGGTTTACTGCCGCCCGTTTTCTTTGCGGGGCCACTGGTTGTCTTTGCCATGTTCTGATAACCTCCTATTTGTCGCGCTTTTTGACGCATTTTTCGAGTAGTGCGGTTGGCTTCAAGTTGTCGATCCTGACAAGTTTAGTCGCGCCCTTGACCGCCTGATCCATATAGACGTGAATATCAACATAGCGCCCGGTCTGCGGGTCCATGAAGACTGTGCCGCCCTTTTGCTGTTCGGCCATAAATACATGACCGGACCTGCCGCCCTTCCATTGGACACGAACGATTGCACGGGCACCGTCGCCCCAGTTCGCCATTTGATCTGCCATTTTCTGAATGGTGTTTCGGGAAGGAAAGTCAACAGCTTTTGCGCCGTCCATGACCGCAAGCCAGCCGTTTTTGTCGTACATATACGGCAAGCGGTCGGTCCCGTCAAAGATACGGGGCAAAGCCTCAACATCATAGCCGCGCCGCTGCATTTCATAAGCGTAAATGCACCTTTGGCAATTCTGCTGCCACTCGCGGCCCTCTCTGTAATGCGGGTTAGAACCGGCGAGCGCTTCATCAACGGTTTTCTGCTTTCCGCGAGGCCCTAAAAAGCCGGACCTTGAATAGCTGCCACCTCTACCGCCCATTATAGCACATCCTCCTGTGAATTTCCTTCGTCCTGTGTAAACTTTTTACTCACGCGGCGCTTCAATCCGTCCTGAAACGTCAAAATCGGAATGATTTTATCGCCGCTGCATTCAGCCGGAATAGAGCCGTAAAACAGAATTTGCGAGGGCTGCAAGCGCTCCAACATTTCCTTGTAGCCAGCGAGGAACAGCGCGCGAGCGGTCGCATTCATTTGCGTACCGACGCTTGATACCGCTACGGCACCGCCTACAGGCTCACCGTCAAAGCACCAGTCAAAACTGCTCTCGTCGCTCCATGAAATCGTCGGAATAACGGTGATTCCGTTGCTCTGCCAATACGCGCCGAGCCAGTGCTTGCGATAGTGATTCCAAATTTGGACGGCCTTCGGGAAATCGGTGTATGTGCTGAAATCCGGTGTAAAAACGCACTTGAACGCTCTCAGCATATCGAGGTATGCGTCCGGATTTGTCCACAGCCGCGTAAATTGGTAGTCGTCAATGAAAAAATGCACGCCCTTGTGCTGCGGGTCCTTGCAGCTTTTCGCGTAGTTAAAGCCTATAAAGCTATCAGCATTGCACGCTTCAGGAACAAGGCGCGGCGTGTCGAATTTACCCGTACCGCGATAAATCATTTTGTTCAGATTTTCATAATTGCGTCCCTGCCGGTAGATCATAGCGCCGCGCCTCCTATCCACAAAGTTAAAGCCCATGACGCCAGAGCGCCACGGGCTTGTTATGGATTTATGGGCATAGCGGCAAGGCCGGAGGCAGAGCCAAAAGCCGCCTCGATCATGCCCACAAATCCATGCAACCATGATACTACAGGCCGTGTCAAATGTTAAGGACATTCGGGACAAACTTATTCGCCCTTCGTGTTTTCGTCGTGCAGAAAGCGATAGCACAGCTTTTTCACACTGTCTTCCGTTGTCCTCATGCCGATTGTTTCCGACACCTGCGCCCATGTCAGGCCGTTGATAAAGCGGTATGTAAAAATCATCCGAAGCAAGCTGTCGGGCAGGTTGGAAATATACCGCTCAAGCCGGTTGCGCTCTGTCAGACAAAGAATCTGCTTTGCCTGAATGGTCATGGCGCAGTCAGAGCGTAGGGCTTTTTTGCGCGTAATAGCGGCTTTCAGGTCTACCAGTTCCGCAACGGTGATTTCCAAGCGCCCGCCATAGGACGGGGCTTTGGGCATACCGTCATAGTTCGGGCCTGATACCGAGGTAGCCTCCATTTCGAGGCGGGCGAGACGGTCTTCGTCCCGCCTGATCTCGTCGTCCAAATCAGCCAGCCGCTGCTGGTCCATTTCGATTTCACGGTTGAGGTGGTAGAGTTGCGATAGTTCTTTGATAGTCATGCTGCGGCCTCCTTAGCCTTCTGAATTCTAACCTTCAGGGCTTCCAACAGGCTATCCTGTGCATTGGCTTTGCCGCCCAGAGATTTAATAACGTCTTCATCCGTGCCGCCCAGCACCACCAGATGGTGGACTATGACGGGGCACGGCTGCCCCTGCCGGTGCAGGCGCTTATTGGTCTGCTGGTACAGCTCCAAACTGTCGTTCAGGCCGAACCAAATGATGTGATGGCCGCCCTCTTGCAGGTTGAGGCCGTAGCCACAGGACGCGGGCTGCATCAACAGCAGGTCGATGTTACCGGCGTTCCAGTCGTCTTCTTCCGCTTTGCCCTCGTACACTCTCACCCGTAGGCGTGTAGCTTCCAGCGCCTGCAACAGCCGGTCACGGTCATGCTTGAAATTGTAGCAGATAATCGCGTGCTGCCCGTTCAGCTGCTCCACAGTCTCAAGCAGCGCCTCGATCTTGCAGTCATGCACGGTGATGACATTCCCGTCCTCGTCGTACACAGCGCCGTTACAGAGCTGTAGGAGCTTGCCGCGCAGAGTAGCAGCAGAGCCAGCCGTGATGACTGTTTCGTCCACCTGAAGCAGCGTGTCCCGCTCCAAGCGGTCGTAAGCCTTCTGCGCTGCGGCGTCCAGCTTGACGGGGATGTCCTCATAGATCAGTTCCGGCAGGTCGAGGTAGTCTTCCGATTTCATGCTGATGCAGATGTCAGAAATGCGCCTGTAGATTTCGTCCGCTGCGCCCAGCTTCGGCGCATAGGAGAAGATCGTCGTGCGGCTGCGCTTGTCCGGCACAAAGTATGCGTCACGGTATGACGTGATGGTACGGCCCAGCCGCTGCCCACAGTCCAGCAGATACACCTGCGCCCATAGGTCCATAAGGCTGCGGGGATTCGGCGTGCCGGTCAGCTCCACAATGCGGTTGATCCGAGAGCGCACCAGTTTCAGCGCCTTGAAGCGCTTTGCCTGATGATTTTTGAAGCTGCTGCTTTCGTCGATGACCACCATATCGAACGGCCAGCTGTGCCCGTAATAGCCCACCAGCCACTGCACATTCTCGCGGTTGATAAGATAAACGTCCGCCGTTTGGGCCAGTGCTGCGGTACGCTGCCCCACGGAACCGAGAACGTGTACCAGTCGAAGGCAGGAGAGGTGGGACCACTTTGCAGCTTCTTTGTCCCACGTGCTTTCAGCTACCTTCTTCGGAGCAATGACAAGCACCTTCCGCACTGCCCAATATTCATACTTCAGCCGCTTGATCGCAGTCAGCGTGATAGCCGTTTTGCCGAGGCCCATGTCCAAGAAAAGCCCCAATGCCGGATCACGAATGATCCGGTCAATGCAATACTGCTGATAGTTATGCGGGCAAAATTCCTTCATCCCTCAGCACCTCCCTGCATCGTGCAAGCACGGCTTCGATCTTCTCCACGCTATCGACCGCCGAGAAAACTTCAAAGCCCAATGCGCGCAACAGCCCTTGCACATAAAGCTGCCGCTTGCGTTCCATTTTTCCCGGCTTCTTCATCTCTACAAAAATCACCTTTGCACCGGGAAGCAGGATGATCCTGTCAGGAACACCGGAGAAACCGGGGCTTTCAAACTTCAGACACCGGACGCCGTTTCCCAGCTTCTGGACGCCGGTTCTCAGCTTATTTTCGTAATAGGATTCAAGCATTCAATAGTTCCTCCTGTTACAGTTGGGGATAAAATCCTATAATTCCCCGTGCGTATAGGCGCTATGGCGTATAACGCCCGTGCGCCCTTTATTACAAGTATTCAATAGGAAAAGTATGTAACATTGTAACACCAAGCCGAAAAGCCTTTGAAATACGGGCTTTTCGGGGTTACAGATGGTGTTACAACAGGGGTTACACAAAAAATTTCTGTAACGGCATAGGTGTTACAGCTTCGACGCCGTTTCCGCTTGTAACACCCCCGTTTGTAACGCCTATTTCGTTACCGGCGACGGACACGGGCAAAGCCGCGCTGCTGACCGTATGGGCCAAAACGGAGAGGGTTATTGTTCCGCTTCCAGCCGTCCATCTTTGCCAGAATGGCATTGATTTCCCGCGTGTCAGCAGGCTTCATGTCACGGATATTTCCGTTCAGGCGCTCGCACCAGATTTCCACGGCGGAAATACGGTCACGGTCCACAAGCTCAAGCTCCTGCCCATCCGGCGTCCGTGTAGCTCCGCACCAGTAATCCCGCCGTCTGTCAAGCGGCCATTTCGCCCAGTCCACCGGCACCTGCTTTTCGACGAACTCCTCGATCATGCCCTCACGGACGGACACCTCGCGGTGTTCCTCCTGCTTGATCTTCGCCTCCTGCTCCACGTCACCGGAGAGGTACAGCGATTCACCGGCCTGCCAGCGGGCCTTTGCCTCCGCCCACAGTTGGTCGATAACATCGTCGGTCAGGTCGCGCCACACGGTTTTGGCGTGCGGCTGCTCGCCCACGTCCACGGGCCAGAAACGCCGGTTGCCGGTCGTGTCCTGAAGGAAGTCCGTCGTATTGGTTGAACCGAAGAACACGCACTGCCGGGGCAGCTCCGAGACATGACGGCCATACGCCGCGCGGTAGCGGTCGGCACGCAGGGAGAGGAACTGCTTGATGCGAGCGACGTCTGTCTTGCGGAAAGCGTCCAGCTCTGACACCTCCACCAGCCACACGCCCTGAAGCAGCTCTGATGCGTCCTTGCCCTCGAAGGTGCGGATGCTGTCGTTGAACCAGCCACGGGACATTTTATCCAGCAGGGTACTTTTGCCGATGCCCTGCGGCCCAGCGAGAATGACCATATTGTCGTACTTGTAGCCGGGGATCATAGCGCGGGTAACGGCTGCGGTGAAGCTCTTGCGGCACACAGCGCGATTGTAGGCCGTATCTTTGGCACCGAGGTAGTCAATGAACAGCGTGTCCAGCCGGGGCACACCGTCCCATGTCAGGCGCTCGATGTACTCGCGGACCTCGTTGAAGGCGTGCTGCGAGGCGTGGATGTCAAGGGCGCTGTCGATGTTGCCGCGTCCGGAAATGCCCCAGAAGCGTTCCATGTACCAGTACAGGCCGTTGCTGTCCGTGTCAGACCACAGGCGGCGTTTGCCGTCCTTCTTCCACGGCAGCGGCCCCAGCACCTCGCCGCGCCCAGCGAACTGGTTGAGCGCGAACTTGCCCTTCAGGAGCGGGTCGCCGTCAAGGATAATGAGCACATTGTCAATGGTGCTCTTGATCTTGCCGTCCTGCGTGCGCTGCAACTTCTCAGCCCATGCGGTATCGTCCTCTGGCGCGGGATCGTTGCCCATGCCCTCGAATTCCTTCATGGCCTGTTCGTGCTGCTCGCGGTTGAGCGTGGCGCATACGGTCTTGTCGGCCAGCGCCAGATCGCACATAGCCTTGTAGGACGGGAGCTTTGCAATGGGCGTTTCCGGCGAAGCATTGTCGTCCTTGTCTCCGAACTTGTGTAGCCGGATCAGATCAAAGGCATTGACCAGCCGTCCGCTACATGGGTCTGTTGCGTGGTGGCTGAACAGGAACTTGCCGCCGTCATAGATGATCGCGCCGCCCGTGGTGGAACCGCCCAGATAGGTATAACGGTCGGGGTCGTTGTCCACGGCCTCATAGATGCCCGGCAGGTAGGCGTCCATAGCCGCCAGCACGTTATAGGTGCGGCAGAAGGCACCCACAAGGCCCTGCTTTTCTTCGGGGTCGCCCTGCTTCATAGCCAGCTTCTGATAGCTGGTAGCACCGGGAACCACCGGCCAGCTCGTCAGATCGTGCCAGTCGGCGTATGTACCCAGAAGGGCGTCTGCGGAGATCAGCGGTGCGTCTACGGCCTTGTAGACGAACTCACTGTCGCAGCAGCAGGAAGGCCAGTACATGAGCCGGACCGTCTCAAAGGTGGTCGGGTCGGCCATGCCGATGCCCACATGAGCGGCCACACGGCGCGCGCATGGCTCGTATTCGTCAGGGGTCATAGTCCGGTCAGTCGGGACGACGACGCGCAGACGCGGGCGCTCAGGCGTGTGCTTGCGGGTGCTGTAAATGCAGTAGCTGAAGCCCAGTTCGTCCATTTTGCCGATGATGGTTTCCGTCTGCCAGCCGGGAACATTATCAAAGTCAAGCGTGATGATGTCGCGCCCGGTCACGTTGTTTGCCTTGCGGCGCTGCCCCAGCAGGGAGCCACCCACAAAGCCGCCAACATCCTTCAGGTCGTCCTGCTGCGACTTCTTCAGATGCAGATAGTCTTGCAGGGTTTCAGCTCCACGGACCGGGGTAGACAGCCGTTTATAGAGTTCTTCGACGGTCAGCACCGTCTGTTTCCAGACCATATCGCGGCGGTTGTTACCTACGGATATGGTGATTTGTCTGTCATAGTTCATAATCAGGTACTCCTGTCCTCAGGATCACCCCCCCCGTCACCGGGGGAAGGCGTCGCCTCCTTGTGTAGCTCCGCACCGCTCATTCCCGCGCTTCTCCCGTGATCCGGTCAGACAGGCGGACAAGTTTTCCCGCACGGATGCGGTCCACCAGAGCGCGATTGCGGAAAATGACCTTGAGCTGTTCCAGCATGATTTCCACGTCTGCGATCTCCTCGGCCAGCGCCTTAGAGTTATCCGCACCGCGAAGATTCTTCGACAGCTCCTTGGTCAGTTCGGACATTTCCTCCATAGCCATCACAAGCTGCGATTGCTTGCCGTAGGCCCTGACAGCCTCGGCGTAGGTGTCGCACTGGACGGGCGCCACAATCGCACTCAGACGCTCCTGAAGCTCCTTGTTCTTGCACTCGCAATAGCAGATTTTGTCCCGTGCCTGCCTGAGTTCAGCTTCAAGCTCGGCCTTCGTCATATCACTCATTTGAACACCCTCCCGGTCTTGACATCTTTGATTTCGATGCGGCTGACAAGCTCAAAGCCGCAGTTACGGATGATGAATTTAAGGACCCTCACGAGGTCGCTCACGCGGCCATCCAGCGCGTTTTCTTCGCGGACGATAGATTTCACGCCCTCATACGCTGTGGGATCGTAGTAGCCCTCGCTGTTCCTCTTGGGGTAGTTTGCCATACTGACCTCCTAACAATCGACTTCGATCACGGCGGTCGGGAACTTATCGCAGTTGTCCGCAATCTGCCTGAGAAATTCCGCTGTGGATTCCACTGTGCCCCAGCAGTTGCCCGGCTCAAACTGCCGGTAGCGCTTCGGATGAAGACACAGCAAGGACGCGCCTTGCATGAGCACGGGGTACATATCGGCACAGCGCTTGCCGTTCCACTCAGAGGGATAGGAGCCGCACACCTCTTTAATCATGGCGGCGGTGTTGGACGTGTGGTTGATCCAGTCGTCGCCGACGTACACCCACTGATCCGTACCTTCGAGCTTGGCCTTGAAGCTCACATCATAGCTCACTGTGTAGCCGCCTCCTTTTCCTGATACTCCGCCATATACCGCAGCACCTCGTCGGCTTTGGCGAAAGCCTTGACCAATCCGCCGTTTGCGTCCGCCGACCGTACAACTGTATAACCGGCATAAGCGAAGGCGGGAGTACGGCCACTCAGGAAGAAGAAACACATATCCAGCGCGTCACAATACATATAGCTGTTTTTGACCACAAGGTCTTCTCGATCCAATTTGAAGCGGGCGGCGATCTTTTCCGCCCATGTGGCAGCCCTGCTTTTCGCCGTAATTCTGGTGATGTGCGCATCGAGATTCGCGGCCTTGCAAGCGGCCTCAATGGCTGCTACCTGCTGTTCAGTAGAAAGCTGGACGCACGGGATGTCTGTATCGCTTTTCATAAGTGAGCCTCTTTCCGCGTCATTTTTCATGGGCTGTCTCCTTCTTTTCGTCGTTCCATGCCGCGACGTCAACGCCGATCTCTTTCAGCTTGCGATCCGCAAGCCATGCGTCGTCGTCGGGCATTTCGTAGTAGTTGACCAGATCATCGTGGATGACCGTAAACTGTTCCCACGCGCGCCGGAGCCGCTTTTTCCCGAAGCCAAGGTGCTTATGCAGGAAATAAAGGATCATGGCGTCAACGTTGTTCAGGTATTTGCGGTCGGCCTCCACGATTTGCCGGTTGATCTCAATGTTCATAGCGCGCCGCTCTTTGGCGGTCAGTTCAGCGCCGTAGACGGTGCCCTTGTACTGTTTAACTCTCATGGCGTCCGACCTCAGCGGGCGCAAACACATTCGGGTTATCGACAATGACCGAATGGAGCGCGTTCGCCAGCTCGTCCACACGTTTTTCGTCGTGGTCGCGGTAGCCGAGGCCGAAATAAATCGCATGGACCATTTCGTGGATGAAATCGGCTTCCATTTTGGCCGTGGCCTGCGGGCTGACGCGAATAATCAGGTCGCCGTAGAGGATTTCCGCCGATACATTATTGATACCGAGATCCATTTTGTTGGTGATCTCGACGGTGTAGGTCTTGCCGCCGATCTTGATCTTTTCAGGAATTTTCATCGAAGTCACCTCGTTCTGTGGTTTTTCGATTGATCCGCGCCGCAGTTTTTCGGTATTTTTGCGGCAGCGGAAAAATCGTTATAAGGGTTTCGCCGTGGAAGATATAGACGTTGTTGCAGTAGATACGGACATTGTTTGCCGTCTCGTGCTTCCAGTACAGCGCCGATATGTACCGGTTCAGGCTGCCGCTGGTGTCGCTGTGCCGGATGCCGTACCGCAGCGCATTTTCAGCGTTCTTGTGGGAGAGCTTCTTCGGCAGGCCGAGACGTTCCTTTGTTCTTCGCGCTGCGTGGTTGGTGACGCGGGTCATCTCCGCAAGAGGGCCACAAAGACGGCGATAACGCCGATCAGTGCGACCACTGCAACGCTGATCCAGAGCGGAGACAGCACCCACCACCACGACCAAGCAATAACGTGTGTCAGCTTGAGCGTGATAAACACGATGGTCAGCAGGCCGACGAAGCCAATTCCACCGCCGCCGCTGCTTTTCTTATCCATATATTTCACTCCTTCTAATTGATCCATTTAATCACCGTGTCACCGGTGTACCCCTTCACCCACACATACCACGCATAGCAGACAGCGCTTGATTTTATACCGTTCTCAAAATCGCCGTTCATAGCGCAACGCAGGCGGCTTGAGCTGACATATACGGTTTTAGGCGGGTATTTCTCAAAGAGCACTCGCCGTGCCTTGCCTTCAAGGAACTGTATCTTGAGGAACATAGCCACCTTGCAGCCGTCCGCCGAGATGTCAAGGGCGTGCTTGACAAACTCCTGTGCCTTTGAATATGGCGGGTTTGTAATGATGTCGAATCCGGGGACGGGGGGGGCTTGACACTTCAGGAAATCCTGCTGATGCCCGAAGCCCCGGTCGATCAGGTCTGTGGCATAGACGTGATAGCCCGCCCTCTCGAATTCCTTTGCCAAATGCCCTTCACCGCAAGCACACTCCCATATCATCGGGGCAAACTGTTCTACCTCCATGAGGAGCTGCGCGGCTTTGGGTTCGGTTGCGTAATAGTCGTTGACCTCACGCTCATTCTGGGCGTAGTTTCGTGCGCCCAGAATGGCGTGGGCCGACCGGCTGTTTCCGATCCAGTCACTCATTCACATCCTCCTCGCAAATGCGGATCAGGTTGTGAATGCCTCTCTGTGTGTAGCCGAGGATTTTACCGGTGCCTGCCCAGAACTGGACCAATGCGTCGTCGGATTTACGGCGGCAGTGGAAATGGCCTGTGGCGTCGTTCTTCAGGACGTATTCAATGTTGTGGGCCTCAAGCTGCCGGATCGCATACTCGATGCGGTCGGGATTCTTTGCTACCCGCTCCTTGTGATTCTGCCGGGCGTGCTCCTTGAGAGCGTCCCAGCATTCATCCCTCGCCATGCGGATCACCTCCCAAGTCGAAGTGCTCGAAGGTGGCAACGCTTGTCATGGTCAGGAACAGGTCTGCGAAGAACTGAACAGCAGAATCACGGTCAATGTTGTTGCGGTCAGCGGCTTCGAGGATTTCACGAATGGTCATGTTCGCCACACGGGCCATTTCAGAAGTCCACGCTTCTGCCTCTTTTGCGGTCAGCACATTCATCTTGACGCCTCCTTTAGGCAGGTGGGGCAAACTTGCTGCCCCTCAGGGATTTCAGCGCCGCAGGAAATACAGGTGTTGACAGGCAGGGCCTTCGGTGTCTCCGTGGCGATCTCACCGGCGCAGGCGGCGTAACCGGCCAAGTCAACAAAACTGTCGCCCTTGACGCCGGTCTTAATGCGGGCCACCTTGAGAAGCGCCAGCATCATAGCAACGTCTTTCGCGCTGTAGTGCATTCCGGTATACGCCTCCCACAGCTTGCCGATAAGGGCGAAGTTGTTTTCGGGTCTGCCGTATTCACGTTCGCGCTCTCCGCAGACACATTTACGCGCCTGTTCCAGAATTTCAGCTCGTTTCATGGTTAGCCTCCTTCGGCAGAATGTCATCAAAGCAAACAGGAACGATCTGCTGCAACTCACGCAGCAGTGGTGTAGCTACTTCCCGTATCTGCGGATGTGCGCCGGTTGAGGTGCGGAGCCGCAGGAAGTGACGCCACTCGCGGATATTGGCCGTCATAACGACCTCCGTTTTGAGGCTGTTCGGGAGCACTGCGCGGGCCTCCTGCGGAGACAGACCCCAATTCAGAAGGTTGAAGTAGGCTGTTTCAGCGCGGCGGCAAGCCTCTTTCCACTCGTCGTAGGCGAAGGTGTCCTTGTTCAGGTAACACGGCTCAATGACTGTGATCTCGCTGCCGAACTGATCCTTGCCGTAATTACAGTAGCGGGTGCTCTCCTGACAATAGGATGCCAGCCGGTGCCTGACGATCTCGTGGCTGACGCCACGGTCACAAATGAATTTCACGGTAAAGCTGCAATGCTCTAAGACGGCCTCATGGCCGCGCTTGATGATACCGGCAACGAACTTAGGGGCGCTGTCGTCTGTGATCTTGCCCTCGGATTTGTAGCAGACGCGCCCGCACTCCTCAAGGCGCTTCAGGATTACGCTGCCGTCAATGGGCGTGATGAACTCGAAGCCGGGCTTAATAATCTTCATCGTCGTCCTCCGTTTCATCGTCCCCGGTCGCAGCCTCGTACTGGTCGTATGTAATGGCCCGGACGCACTCGACGGGAACGCCGAGCAGGTCAGCAGTGCTCTTGCGCTGGGCGTAAAGGAACCCCTCACACTGAACCGAATTGTTGATGATGCCCACAAGCTGGTCGGCGGCTTTCGCGTGCTTCAGCGCAACGCTTGTGTAGCCGACGCTCCCAGCGCCGCCGAACACTTCGGCGTCCTTGACCTCGAAATGGCAGGTCAACGTAATGTCAACCAGACCGATGTTAGCGTTTTGCATAGGATTTCCCTCCGTTATTGATGTGTTCTTCATAGCTGTAGCGGATGCAGTAAAGCGCCACATAGAGGATGACAAGCAGATAACCGGCATACAGGAACAGCCAGTACCACGAATAGAACATGGACAGGACCACTGGGACGGCCAGAGTGCCGATTACTGCACCGGCGATAAAAAGGATCAGAGCCACCACAGCGGCGGTTTTAATCAGCTTTTCGCATTTCATAATGAGTTGCCTCCGTAGATTTTGTGTTATTGTATTTTGGGTGGCCCCACGACCGGGGGCCGGATTTCAAAGGGAAATCAGATTAAACAGAAGCCGAACGCCACGCCGTTAGAGTAGGACGCGTTGGCGTTGGCGCTGTTACCGCCGTTGCCCACACCGGCGAAAGACGACGAGCCGGACGCCTCAGGCGACCGCAGCCACCACCACCATGTTCCATTGTCGCTGCACTCCTTCACGCGGTCCTTCTCGCGGAGGAAGCACAGGAGTTGCGTGTCCTCCGGCTCACGATCCGACCAGCGGCCCTTGCCGAACACCTGCGTCTTGGAGAGCAAGAACAGCTTGTCTTCAGTTTCCACGCGCTCACCGTCCACGATCTGGACGATTGTCGTCGGCGCAATAAGCGCCTGAAGCTCGTCCGGCAGAAGGGCGAACACGGTATTGTTGAGATACTGCCGCATATCGCAGGCGGCCCACGCGCCCTTGTTGGTGGGGCGCTTGTTCATGCAGTGCTCGTCAGCGAGGCAGTCTTCGAGGACGAAGAACCACTTGCCCTTCTTGTCCTGTGTAGCTCTCACGGCCACTTCCTCGCCGTTCTTCAGATTGAAGATGACCAAATCGCCCTGCGCGATGGTGCCGTTATCGACCGCCGCCTTCAGCGCGGCCCATGTGGTTTCGTTGGTAGTAGAAGTCTTAATAAACATAAAAGGTTGCCTCCTTAATCTTTTTTGAAAAATGCTCCGACCCAGCCGTCAGCGCCGAGGGGCAGGCCCTCCGCCCACGGGATCGGGGTTGACATGATCTTGACCACTTTGTCAAGCATGGCATCGTTGGTGTCGAATGCGGCGGTGTCGATGACCACCTCGTCGTGGATGTGGAAAACCACAGGCAGCCCAGCGGCTTCAAGGTGTTCGATGGCCTGCGCCAGACAGTCGCGGGCGATAGCCTGAACAACGTTCTCGACCAATTTCCCACCGTAGGTTTCGATGCGGCCCCACTTGTTTTTGTCGTTCACGCCCATATAGGTGATGGACGGACCGCCCCAGCGGTTTTCACCGACAGCAGGCTCCACATAATAGAGCTTGCGACCGGACGGAAGCGAGATGGTCATGCAGGTCGTACCACGAATGCAGTCACATTCCCGCGCGAAGGTGCAGCAGCGAACACGGAGAGAGCCGCCATTCTGAATGACACGGATTGCTGCATCATTGAAGCTGTACCATAGGTTGCGGATTTTGGGGTTTGTGTTGCGCCACTTATCCACGATGTCTTTGATTTCTTCGTCCGGCAGGTCGGCAAGCAGCTTGCCGGTGTCCATCTGCCGCATGGCGGGAACGCCGCCCTGATAGCCGAGGGCCAATTCTGCGACCTTGCCGCGCTGCCGGAGGGAATATTCGGGGTTGCCCTTCTTGATCCGTTCCAGTGGGACGCCGAACATCTGAGAGGCGGATGCCTCATAGATTTTGCCGTGCGTCCTGAAGACTTCAAGCCGCCACTCCTCGTCGGCCAGCCACGATATGACGCGGGCTTCAATGGCGCTGAAATCGGCGTCAATCAGGACGTTGCCGGGGGCAGCCACAAACGCGGTGCGGATAAGCTGTGACAACGTGTCATTCGGAGAGCCATAGACTGTCCGCAGCGCGTCGAGCTTGCGGCCCTTGACCAGCTCACGGGCAAATTCCAGCGGCTCCGTGTAGGTGCGGGGCAGATTCTGGACCTGCACCAGACGTCCGGCCCAGCGCCCCGTCCGGTTTGCGCCGTAGAACTGAAGCAGCCCACGGACGCGCCCGTCGTCGCACACAGCGGCCTCGATGGCGTCGTATTTCTTGGTGCTGGTCTTGCCCAGCTCCTGCCGGATTTCCAGCATCCGCTGAACGTGGTCAGCGTTGTCGCGGCCCAGCAGCTCTTTGATCGTCTCCTTGCGGAGGGTGGTAATATCGTCGCCGGTTTCGGCGGACAGCCAGCGGGCAAGCTGCTTGACGCTGTTGGGGTTTTGCAGTCCGGAAAGCTGGACGGCCTCGTCCGTGAGCTTCGCGCGGATGGTTTCGCCCAGCTCCAACGCACCTTCGCAGAAGTCCATATCGACCGCCACGCCGCGCGCGTTGATAAGCAGGTCGGTTTCCCACTGCTTCTGAACGAAATCTGGCACGGGGAACACAGACAGGCGGCGTTCGATCTCCATTTCCGCCACAACGTCTTGGCCGTTGTAGGTCTTAAACAGCGCCCATTTTTCGGGGTCGTGATGCGGGTAATTTCGGGTTCTGCCGCCGTTTGCCTTTGTTGGCTTACAGGGCACACAAAAATAGCGAATCAGGGCCTTGCCGGTGGTCAGCTTCTGCTTGTCCTCCGGAATGCCCAGCGCCCGGCCCGTCGCGTCCAGACCTGCGGTGTAACCGGCATACAGGCCGTGCAGCATCGTGTCACGGAACTTCGCTACATAGGCCGGGGTAAACCTGACACCGAAATGCCGAGCGATACAGCCTGCCTCAAAGGCCGCATTGTAGGCCATGAGCACGCTGTCACTCCGGAAAATCAAGTCTTTGAATGCGGTGTTGAAGTAGTCACGTTCCTGCGGAACGGTCAGGTCAAGCACACGAACGGGTCCATCGTCAACGCTGTAGGCGCACAGAAGGATTTCAAATGCCGGGCTTTGAATATACCGGAACGCACCGGCTTTTTTGATATTGATGTCGGAATACGTCTCGAAGTCAAGATGGATGATACCCATGTAAATGCCTCCTTTGTGTTCTTGCCGGGCAGGCGGTCACTGTGTAGCCGCCTGCCCAGCGCCGTGTCTTACATGGGCTGACCGGTGATGGGATTGATCTGACCGGGAGTGTAACCGGCCTGCGGCTGGACGCCGCCAGCGGGATAACCACCGTAGCCGGGAACAGGCGTTGCGGGCATGGCCGCGCCATACTGGCCGGTAGCATAGCCCTGTGTGGGGGCCGTCTGAGCGCCGCCAACACCGGCGAACTCAGCAGCAGTAACAACGGAGTTGCTGAGCGGTTCGCCGTCACGGGTCTTCATCACGGCGCGCAGGCCGCAGCCGACGCCGCGCTTGCCCGCAGAGTTGTAGGCATAGAAGTTGATGGACACACGGGCATACATACCGCTGTAAATGTCCGTGGGAGCCAGTTCACAGTTCACATTGTCCGCGCCGCAGACATAGGGCTTGTTCTTGCTGGATGCGGTCACGACCCAGCAGCCACGGCATTCCTCACCAAAAGGCTCACCGGAGGGGCGCACACCGTCACCGTCATGGACAACGGATTCGATGCGGGCGGGACGGACACCATTCCACTTGGCGTTGACGCCGACCTCGGCGGCGGCGTTCATGGCCGCGTCAAGCTCCTGCTTGATAGTCGGGTTGGACTTAGGGATCAGCAGCGTGACGCTGAACTTCGGGTCGCCCACGCCGTTCTGCGGCGCACGGGCGGTCACGAGGTTGCAGTAGGACAGGCGGCATTCGGGGGTGAGAACTCTTTTCGGATCATTCTGATACATGGTTTAATTCCTCCATAAATTTCATTCAGTTCAATATGTTCAGTCCTGCATCCGCAGGTAGGGTCAAAGGTTTTTGTAGATCGCGTTGAAGGCGTTTCGGGTTACGGATTTGAGCGCATTCCGGTTTAGGCGGGGCGCTTCCAGCAGTTCCATAATGGCGGTGAAGGATTCGCAGGCGTCACGGCACATATCCAGATAGCCGTCCGCGTTGCCCTCATAATCCTTGACCAGCTCCTGCTGTTCTTGGATTTCTTCCTTCAGCTCTGCGACGCATTCCCGGAAGCAGCGGGAGACATCATCTCCGAGCTTTTCGCGCAACAGCCGTTCAAGGAACACGTCCTTGTCCTCAAAAATGACCTCCATGCTGCCGTCATTGAGATATACCGTTTCAGCCATCGGACGCACCCGCAAACTCAGCAGCACCGGGGCAATAGGCTTCGCGGCGGTCGCTTGCCAGCGCAAGTGTAGGTTTGCCCTTCGGCTTCATGACGCAATCGGAAAGCAGCGCCGAGAAGGTCTTCTTGCCAAGCATCTTTTCCAGCTCTGAGAGGGTCTTCGGCTTGCGGTCGAAGATCAGCGCCTCGTCATATCCGGCGTCGATCAGCTTCTGGACGGCGGTATCAATGTCCGTGAAGGTGCGGTTGCTGCGACCCTCCACCAGCTTCCAGCCGGGGATTTCGCTGCCGTCAAGCATAGCGCCGGTGGCATAGTCCTGAAGGTCCTTGTACCACTGCACCAGACCTTCAGCTTGAATCAGCAGGTCGCCGACTTCGGCATCCGACAAGCACGGATTTTTCCCGATTTCACGGCTGCCGTTCGCGGGGGTGAGATTCTTGAAATCCTCAAAGCCGGTAAAGAACGCGGCTCTTGCGGCGCATTGCGCCTTGCCCTTGCAGAATCGGCAGTGCTCGCCGGGGCAGAAGGTTCCGGGGCCGTCATAGGCTTCCTGTGCAAGGGGTTTGATGCTCTCGCCCCATGCAAGCAGATCATCCACGCTGAGGGTGTCCTCACTTGCCTCCTGTGACAGCCGGGGCTGACAGATACCCATTGATACCCGCTTGATTTGGTCGCCGTAGATAGGCCCGTAGAGCCTCAGAGCGCCCAGCGCGTACAGCCGCATTTGCGGGTTGTTTTCCGCCGACACAGGTACGCCCTTGCCGTGCTTGTAGTCGGTGATATGCAGCGTGTCGCCGCCGATCATAATGCAGTCGCAGGTCCCAAAGCCGTCCGGGACATAGGCCGTGAGATCAACCTTGACTTCCATTGCCACATGGGGCGGCGTGGCGTACTGCATGGCCTTCTCCGTGAGATAGTCCACATACGCTTCGGCGGTCCGTAGCATCTCGTCAGAGTACAGCGGGCGGGCTTGCAGCTTCTTCAGCTCAGAGTTGAATTTGCGCGTGGACAGGACGGTGAATTTCTTGCGGGCGTACAGCTCGCAGATGGCGTGTGCCAGAGTGCCTTCCTCCGCATAGGAGCTTGTCCCGTCCGGGAAGTTCTCCTCAAAATGCGGGGCCGCCGTACAAGCCAGCCAGCGGTGGGCGCTGGATGCGCTCAAAAGGGCGTGTTGTCTGGGGGTAGGCATCATCCCACCTCCCGTTGAAGCTGCGCTCCGAGAGCTTTCAGCTCAGCACCAAAGGCGCTGTATGCCTCTTTCGGCAGCTGCGTCACGGCCTGCACACCGAACTTGCCCAGCAGGGCGAGGAGCTGCGGCATCTTGCCCGCGTCGATCAGCGCCGCACCCGCACGGCTCAGTTCCTCCACGGTGTAGCTCTCAACCGGAGCGACGGGCGGCGCAGTCGGGGCAGCAGTCGTCGGTGCAGTCGGCTGAACAGGGGTGGGTGCAACAGTGCCGGTAATTGGCGCAGGCTGAACAGGTGTCGTAGGGTTTACGGCGGGGGCAGCGGGAGCGTCGGAAAAATCAACGTTGACAACGCCTGCGTTGTCGATGTGGTGGTTGTTCCCTCCGTGCTGATGGCAGACGAATTCGGGCCGCTTGCCGATGGCACCGGCCAGCGCGTTCAGCGCTTCCGGCAATCCGGGGATTTCGATGGTCATTTTGATCTCAAACATGATTTGCCTCCTAAATGTTCTTCAGATCGTCGATGATTTGTTGCCAGCTTTCAGAAACGTTCAAGACGTGCCTTGAGTATTGACTTGAGTAGTAGCCTTGCTGCCAGAGCTTCGCAGCGCCGCCCTCGCCGCAGTTATAAGCCATGAGGGCTTTGTGCTGGTCGCCGTACTTGTCCAGCAGCTCACCGATCAGGAGGACACCGGCAACAATGTTGCCCTCGTAATCGGTGGGTTCGATCCCAAGTCCGCGCAGGCGATCATAGTTAATCGGGTGAACTTGCATCAGGCCCCAGCAGGTGCCGTTGTCTGCATCGAGGTTGAAGCCGCTTTCGCATTCCGCGATTGCCAGTGCCAGTGCATAGGGAACGCCGTAGTCCTCACACGCCTGCTGTATTACCTCCTGAAGCTCGTAGCTCAGCGGAATGTCGTCGCTGTGTAGGAATCCCCGCCCTTCTGTCTCCTGCGGTACGGTTTCCGATTCTGTGACCGGCTCGTCCGGTATGGAGGCGGTAGGGGCTTCGGTTTCCGGCACGGACATTTCAGCCATGGGAGCGGGTGCGGTTTCCTCCGGTGCGGGCGCTGCGTCTGATGCGCAGTTGACGGCAAAGATCGTGATTACGACCGCCTCCAATACTGCCAGCACAACGAGGCCAAGAGCGATACGGCGCAGCCTATTGAGCTGCTGGTGCTGTCGTCTGCGTGTCGTCGTCATAGAACTTGCCTTCCTCTCTGCATTTCTGTAGCCACGCTTCGTAGCGGCGCAAATTCTCCGGATCGGAGTAAAACCGCTCAATGCCCGCAAGCAGCGTCCGGCAGAGAATATCCATTTGTACCCGCGGAATCTGCGTGCAGTCGATTTTGACGTTGGCCATGATGCTTTCCTCGTTTCTTACTGATTAACTGTGGGTTCGCTTGCCTGCCGCTGCTCAAGGCGTTCAAGCGCATCAATGATGCGCTGCTGGGTCGTAGCGTTGCCCTTCTTGTTGTGGAGAACAGCGGACAGGTACGAGTTCGTCAGCCCTGCTTCATCGGCAAGCTGTTTGCCCGTAATTGCCGCCATGTGCATACGCCCGACCACTTCAGCGGTCCAGTCGAGAGTCAAAAAATTCACCTCCTGAGTAAAAACTTTTGCATTAGCAGTTGAAACTTTTCGACTTTCGTGCTATCATAGATGTGCTACCATTCTTGACAGCCGCGCGGCTCGATTTCATTTCGGACTGCGTTTGGCTTGTTAAGGCCCGTTCAGTCTAATATTTTCAACTGACAGCTACATTATAGTACGAAAAATTGAGCTTGTCAATAGGATTAGGTGAAAATTTTGGTCTGCGGTTAAATTTTTCGGACTAAGGTGATCTAATGAGTTTCTTTGAGCGATATGCAGCCACTTGCACCGAACACGGAATTGAACCGTGCTCTCAAAAAGCCGCCGATCTTTTCGGCATTTCACGCTCCACAATTTCTTCGTGGAATACGAAAAACACATTCCCCAAAGGCGAAACCGTAGCGGCTATTGCAGACGCTTTGGGCGTGTCCGCCGACTACTTGCTGGGGCGTACAGATAATCCGATTGACTATGTGAACAGCGCTCCCGTTGTGGAAGATGCGCCGCGTGACTATATTGGAGCCGTCCCTGACTTCGTGAGCAAATTCAGAATGCTCGATGACGTCGATAAAGCAAAAGCGGAAGCATACCTCGACGGGCTGCTTTCCGCTGATAAGTACCGGACTGAAATTCAAGCAAAGAACGCCTGATACGGCGCAAGGGGAAAATCCTCTATGTCGATTTTCAAAAAAGATTCAAGCCGTTTTGAGCCAATACATCCTGCGGAATACTACCAGAATTCCGATGACTGCATTGTGTGTAATGGGGCATACGACTTTACTCGCCTGTCTGATGGTGAAAACCAGACAATCGTAGAGGTCCTACGTGTAGCTGGCAGCAACAAATACACCCCAAAACAACGCGCATTGGGTCTTGCAAGCGAATCCTCCGTAGTCAAATACAAGGCGAGAGCCATATTGAACGAAATTGTCGTACAGAAGTACAGCGAATCAAAAAGCCCTTTGGACGCACTCGCCGTTGGGTTTGCATACCAAACCAAAGGAGCTATCGGACGCCAGCAGTCCATTGCATACTTTGAGAGATATTTAGGCACGGCATCATCTCAAATAGTTGCCGAGGCACAACGTGTTATGTTTGACGCCAATGACCCGTTTTTTAGCTATAAATTGGCCGAACTTTATGAACAAGAAGGACTGTGGGATTCAGCTTTGAGATATGCGCTCAAAGCCCAAAGTACGGACAAAAATTGCGCTCCGGCTTTCCCACTTTTGGTCGGTAAAATCTATCGGCGCATAAGCCCGGCTGAATCGCAAGCGTATCTTCAAAAGTACATGAGAGACGAGCGCTATAAACCGTATATGCTGCTGTTTCAGAGAGAACTTGATATATCCTCCGAATGGTTGGAAAACTCATACACATATACGCCAAGACCATATAAGCCTTCAAAGCGCGCCCTCCAAATGGAGGCTGACATCAAAGAAACTGCTCACAAGTACATAACAAACGAAAAAGCCCTCCTGCTGGGCGCAGAAGGGCGTAACGGGTAACAGATATGTCGATAGATATTAAATGGCGGGTGCCAATGGCAAAGCCGGAGGTCAGCGAACTGGCCGTCGTATACGCCCGGTATTCAAGCCACAGTCAAGGTGAACAGTCCATCGAAGGGCAGCTCTCCAACGCAAGAGACTACGCCGCCGCACACGGCTACACCATCGTGCATGAATACGTTGACAGGGCAAAGAGCGGTCGGACGGATAACCGTGCCGAGTTCCAGCAGATGCTGAAGGACACGGCCAAGCGGCAGTTTTCGGTTATCATCCTCTGGAAGGTTGACCGCTTTGGGCGTAACCGTGAGGAGATCGCCATAAACAAGATGAAGTGCCGTAAGAACGGCGTGCGCGTCGAGTATGTGGCGGAAACCATCCCGGACAGTCCGGAGGGCGTAATCCTTGAAAGCGTGCTGGAAGGCTTCGCGGAATATTACAGCCTACAGCTGTCACAGAACATCCGCCGTGGCCGTGCTGAGAGCGCCGAGAAGTGCCAGTCGTTGGGCGGAAACCGCCCGCTGGGGTACAAGACCGGGCCGGACAAAAAGTTCGTCATAGACGAAAATACCGCACCCACAGTGAAGATGATCTTCACCATGTATGCGGATGGCAAGACGGTTACGGAAATCGTTGACAAGCTGAATGAACTGGGTCTGCGGACGTTGCGCGGTGGCCCCTTCACCAAGAACAGCTTGCATTCGATTCTGAAGAACAAGAAATACATCGGCATTTACGAGTATCAAGGCCGCGAGATCAAGGACGGCGTTCCTCGGATTATCGAGGACGACGTGTTTAACAAAGTACAGGAAATGCTGAAGATCAACAAGCGAGCACCGGCGAAAACATGGTCGCGCGCCGACTACATCCTCACGGACAAGCTGTTTTGCGGCAAGTGCGGCGCTCTGATGTTCGGCGAGAGCGGCACCAGTAAAACCGGCGCAAAGCATAATTATTACATCTGCTCCAACAAGAAGCGCTTCCGCTCCTGCGACAAAAAGGCCGTGCGACAGGCGGACATTGAGGACACCGTGCTCAACGCCACCCATGAGCTGCTGCAAGACGACGAGCTACTGGACTACATCGTTGACCGCACATGGGAGTATTACCTTGCACAGGACAACAGTCAAGAGGAGCTGCGTAACCTTCAGCGGCAGCTTGCACAGACTGACACCGCCATATCAAACCTCATTCGGGCCATTGAGGCCGGAATACTGACTGAGGAAACCAAGAAGCGCATGGACGAGCTGACGCAGCAGAAAGCCGACCTGAAGGCGTCCATTGCCGACAGGGAAATCGCCCGCGGTTTCCACCTGCAAAAATCCCATATCGCATTTTATCTCCGCAGCCTGCGTGATGCTGACTGGTCGGACAAAGAGGCACAAAAGCGCCTGATCCAGACCTTCGTGAACGCGGTATTCGTTTACGACGACCACATAACGTTGACGTACAACTTCAGCGGAGATAAAAGCACCATCACACTGCATGATATGCAGCGTTTTGAAGACGGGGAGGAGTTCGGATGCCGTGCGTCTCGCTCCACCAAACAGGTATTGGACGAACACCTATTTCTTCAGCGGCGGCTTCGCCGTGAAGTGTTCGCTCTGATCCACAACAGAAAAGCGCCGTCTTGGGAGTGATCCCGAGACGGTGCTTTTTTTGCTGTCCGCACATTCGCTTTCCACTATTCCTCCTGCTACAATGATTGCAGAAAGGAACAGGAGGATGAAGCCATTCCCCCAGGAGGAAGAACCGAAAACCAAATCGGCACGGCTAAATGAACTGAATGCGATGCTCAATCTCGACAAAACAGAGAACGAGATCGTTGACGGTGAGCGAGCCGGTGAAGAACCGAGCCGTACCGGCGATGACAGGGAACGATGAAATCATTCGCACATTTGCAGCACGGCACTTCCGCCGCCACAATGAAGCCAGGTCAAGGGACGGAGGTGCCTGATATGTTCAGACGCAAAAATGATAAGCGAATTGTTGAGTTAAATCCGGAAGAACTCCGGCTCGCTAAATATGCGCTCCTGGGGTTCCGAAACAAGCTGGTCGCGCAGGGAAAACCGACTGAAGATGTCAATGAGCTGTTACTGAAAATCATGAAGTAGTGCTTTGATAGCCGCAAGGAATCAAAACCTTGCGGCTATCATAAACTAATGAGGTCGATAATCTAAAAATGTGTGCGGAGCGGATTGGCAATCGCCCATGTTTTGTGTATAATGAAGCAGCAATATCATGAGATCGGAGGGACAAGAAAATATTATTCGCGACTTCTTACGCCCGCACTTTGAGGAGATAACCGCTGAGAGAGAGCCCTTTACCTTGCCTTCGGGAGAGATAATATTGGAAGCTCTCATGGAGGAGTGCACGGAATAACAAGATTTCGCAATCTTTTTTCCGTGAACTGTAAGCAAAAACAATATAAAATCCATTATCATGAAAGGGGTGTGTCTGCATGGCTTATAACGAGCTCATTAAAAACTTTGAAAAAGTCAGAGCTTATATGCGTGAGTTTTATGTGTATGGCTTTAAGAGCAGAACAGAATATGATGCCAAGAGTGCACGCTCCTATGATGATGAACGCCGCAGGCTGGAGAGCTGGTTGGGAGACTACATGCGGTTCACGCAGACGCCGGAAGGAAAGAACGTTTTCCTGTCGGTAGATAGCCGCGTGACCCGTAAGAACCCATTCTATAAGGCGTGGAAGGCCAAAAGCTTTACGGATGGAGATATCACACTGCATTTTGCGATTTTTGATATTCTCTATGATCCTGAAACAAAAATGACGCTTACAGAGCTGATTGAGGAGATCGATCAGCGGCTGTCATCCAGTATGGTCTTTGATGAGTCTACCTTGAGAAAGAAACTCAAGGAGTATGCCGAAGAGGGTATCATTCGGATGGAGAAGGATGGGCGGAAGGTCCTGTATAGCAGAGCTCCGGATACGGACATCACTGCCTTGCATGATGTGATCGACTTCTTCAGCGAGGTGGCCCCGTGCGGCGTTATCGGCTCATTCCTGCAGGACAGGCAGCCGAAGCACCCTGAGCTGTTTTCCTTTAAGCATCACTACATAACGCAGGCAATGGATAGCGATGTAATGGCCACACTGTTTGAGGCTATTCACGGCCATCGCTACATCACCGTTGACAATTTGGGCAAACATTCAAACGAAGTCAGAACGGTTCGGTTAGTCCCACTCAAGCTCTACATAAGCGCCCAAAACGGACGGCAAAACCTTTTGGCCTTTCACGAAAAAGCCAATCGCCTGAATTCCTATCGCTTGGACTATATGTCCAACATCAGGATTGAAGATGAGATCTGCGAAAAGTTCGATGCGCTGCGCGGCGCACTCAGCAAGGCTGAAGCCCATATGTGGGGCGTGAACTGCAGATGGAATGTCAAGCATACAGAGCATGTGGAGTTTGAAATAAAGATTGAAGACGATGAGCAGTTTATTGTCCGCCGGCTGGAGAGAGAAAAACGCTGTGGGTGTGTAGAGAAAATCGACGACAACCACTACCGATATGTTGCAGAGGTATTTGACACAACAGAAATGCTGCCGTGGATACGCACATTTATCTCCCGCATTACGAGAATGAGCTTCTCAAATCGAACGGCTGAAAACAAATTCAAGACAGACATTCAGGAAATGTGCCGTATGTATGGGCTTGACGGAGGTGCCGCACAATGATTTTCAGTGAGTTATACTCCGCCTATTACAATACGGTCGCAAAAATCATGGAAGCAGCGTTTAACCCCGAAGCAACCGAGAAGGATTTGCAGCGCTGCGTTATGGAAGAAGCATTTTCTGAGAGCGTCCTGACCATACTTCCTGCGCTGAAGTCCGGGAAATGGCCGCTGCTTCACGAGGATCTTTCCCCGGTTCTGTTACATAAGCCCACCATGCCCCTGACCAATCTGGAAAAGCGGTGGCTGAAGGCAATAGCAGAAGATCCCCGTGTTAAGCTGTTCGATGTTGCGTTTCCCGAGCTTAACGATGTGGAACCGCTCTTCACAAGGGATGACTATAAAATCTATGACCAATACAGTGACGGAGATCCTTTTGAAGACGAGGCGTACATAGAGCATTTCAGGCTGATGCTTTCCGCTATACGGAGTGATCGGCCTGTTCAAATGACTATGGTGAACCGTCACGGCAGGAAGGTGCGGGTTCGCTTTTATCCCAAAGGATTTGAGTATTCGTTAAAGGACGACAAGATCCGTATATTGGCTGCCGGGTGTAAATTTAGGCAATTCAATCTCGGGAGAGTTTTAAGCTGCGACTTTTATAACGGGCGAGGCCCGTGGCGCGAGAAGCCTAAAGCAGAGCGTCGGAAGAATCTGACCTTGCTGATCACCGATGAGCGCAATGCGCTGGAGAGAGCCATGCTGCACTTTGCCCACTTTGAAAAACAAGCAGAGCGAACGGACGATGGCAGATATATCCTGCGGCTGAAGTATTACGAAAACGATGAGACCGAGATCGTGATCCGCGTGCTGTCTTTCGGTCCGTATGTCAAAGTTCTGGAGCCGGAGTGCTTCGTGAATTTAATAAAAGAACGACTGATTTCTCAAAAAAGCTGTGAACTCAAGTGAGTTCGCAGCTTTTTTTCCGTGAAATGCCTGCGTTTGAACCGTATAATATGCGTGTAAGATGCAGATGACAAAAAACTGCATCTTGAAAAGGCACCAACAGCAATGACGAATAGCTAAGTGGTTATAGCAGATGACTCATAATCATCGTTCGCGGGTCCGAATCCCGCTTCAAATGGTGCCTTGTTTTTGTGAAAGACGCGAACAGCGATTACATATCTTATGTTACCGAAACATTAACTGGATAACCGGAGATTGCTGCCGGGCAAACATTGGTGAGGTGAAATCCCTCGCATGTATTAAAAAAGAGCGCGTCTTGTATAAAGGCATCTACAGCAATGAAGTGGTACGATCTGACAGCCGGAACCTGTCGAAGGCAGGACACCGACTTCGATTTTACGGGTTCAATTCCCGGTGATGCCTTGTTAATTAAAATGAAAGGAGCGGCACGATGATTGAAATCAAAGGAAAGGTAAATACGGCGATCTGTTATGCAACGGTTGTAGAGGGCGAAGCGATCGAACAGATCCGCAGAATGTGTGACCATGATTTCACAGCAGGATCTCAAATACGGATCATGCCCGATGTACATGCCGGAAAGGGCTGCACGATCGGCACCACAATGACGATCACCGATAAAGCGGTTCCTAATATCGTTGGAGTCGATATCGGCTGCGGCATGTATACTGTTGAGCTGGGTAAGGTGGATGTTGATTTTGAAAAGGTCGATGCTGCCGCTCATGATATTCCCAGCGGAAGAGATGTTTGGGAAGGGCGCATGGAGCGTTTTGACCTGACCGGACTTCGCTGCTATAGAAACCTGAAGCAGGCAAAGCGCTTGGAGAGAAGCCTGGGGACGCTGGGCGGAGGGAACCATTTTATTGAGATTGATGCAGCTTCGGACGGCACAAAGTATTTGGTGATCCATTCTGGCAGCCGTAACCTTGGCAAGCAGGTTGCGGAGCTCTATCAGACTTTGGCCATCGACCTGAATGCCGGTAAGGCAGATTACTTCGAGCGTCGGGATGAGCTGATCCGTACCTATAAGGAGCAGGGCCGCAGAGCTGAGATTCAGACCGCATTGAAGGCAATGGAGAAGGAATGGGCAGCAAAAGAGCCGACGATCCCCGCAGACCTTTGCTATCTGTACGGCACCTACTTAGAGGACTACCTCCACGATGTAGAAATCTGCCAGCAATTTGCAAGGCGCAGCCGTGAAAGAATGGCGGAAATCATTTTGGAAAAGACCGGAATGACCGCACTTTCTTCTTTCCACACCATCCACAATTATATTGATACGAAGGAAATGATCCTTCGCAAGGGTTCTATTGCAGCCCATGACGGAGAGCTTGTCCTGATTCCGATCAATATGCGGGATGGCAGCGTGTTAGCTCGCGGAAAAGGAAATCCGGAATGGAATTATTCTGCCCCGCACGGAGCCGGTCGCCTTATGTCTCGTACAAAGGCAAGAGAAACGCTGGATTTAGAGGCTTATAAGAAGACGATGGAGGGTATCTACACGACATCGGTCAATGAGTCTACCATCGACGAAGCGCCCATGGCCTACAAGTCACTTGAGGACATTATCGATGTCATCCGAGAGTCTGTCGATGTGATCGAAATACTAAAACCAATTTACAATTTTAAGGCGTCTGAGTGATAAAATTCTTCTGCGCCGTCTGATTGGAGGAATTGAAATGTTGAATCATTTGAAGAGTGAGGCGAATATTGCCTACACAGAAAACGGCGCAGTTACCAACGCAAGCACAATGTCTGACTGTCTGGATCTGTTCGCAGGGATCGGCGCGCTCCGTGCAGCCGACGATCAGGAAATCATCAGACGCTTTGTCCGCGCATATACGGAGGACGCGGATATTGCCATGAAGATCCTGTTCTTCGGACGCGATGTTCGCGGTGGCCTTGGTGAGCGCCGGGTGTTCCGCGTGATCATCAATTGGCTTGCTGAGAACAGAGCGGAGTCCTTGCGCAAGAACATTGAGTTGATCCCTGAGTTCGGACGCTACGACGATCTGGTATCTCTCATCGGCACGGCCTGCGAAAAGGATGCTTTGCGTGCCATTCGCAAGCAGCTGGAGGCCGACCTTGCGTCTGACGCAGAGGTATCCCTGCTGGCGAAATGGCTTCCGTCTGTAAATGCGTCCAACGCAGAGACGGTCCGCAAAGCAAAGCGCATCGCCCGCTATCTTGGAATGTCCGATGCGGAGTATCGCAAGGCCCTTGTAGAGCTGAGAAAGAAGATCCGCATCATAGAGAATCATCTCCGCGAGAAGGACTATTCTTTCGACTATGCGAAGCAGCCGTCCAAGGCCATGTTCAAATACCGGAAAGCATTCCTGCGTAATGATGGTGAGCGCTATAACGCGTTCCTGGAGGCTGTAAGCAGCGGTGAAAAGCATCTGCATGCAGATAACCTTGCTCCTTATGAGATCGTCAGATCTGCGCTGCATGCAAACCGGTGGGGCTTTCATGCTGAATTGACCGTCGGAGAGAAGGCTGCACTCAATGCGTCCTGGGCGTCACTTCCCGACTTCTGTGACAACAGAAATGCGCTGGCAGTAGTGGATACATCCGGATCCATGTACTGCTATGACAACGCGCTGCCGACGGCTGTTGCGCTTTCCCTGGGATTGTATTTCGGCGAGCGTAATACCGGTATCTTCCATAACCATTTTATCGAGTTTTCTTCCCGGCCGCAGCTTATTGAGATCAAGGGCAAGACCTTTGCCGAGAGGCTGGAGTATCTGTGCACCTTTAACGAGGTTGCCGATACAAATGTGGAAGCGGTCTTTGATCTGATCTTGGATGCGGCAGTGCGCAACAACGTCCCGCAAGAAGAGCTGCCCGAGACTTTGTATCTGATTTCGGATATGGAGTTCAACGCCTGCGTTCGAAATGCATCTGTGTCTAATTTTGCCAGTGCAAAGCGCAGATTTGCGGAGCATGGGTACAGATTACCTCAGATTATCTTCTGGAATGTTGCGAGCCGGAACAGCAATCAGCCCGTGACAAAGAACGAGCAAGGCGTTGCCCTGGTTTCCGGATGTACGCCGCGTCTGTTTTCCATGGTGGCAAGCGGAGACCTTTCCCCTTACTCTGTCATGATGGATATCATAGAGTCAGAGCGGTACGCAAAAATTTCAGCATAAAGCGAAGGCGGTACCTACCGGTATCGCCTTTTCTTTCATATGGATCATCCCAGGGCTGGCCAAACGAAGAACACCCAGAATCTGGACAGGTATGAATTGATAACAAAAAACAATTATATGAGGTGACGAACAGAATCGCCACCTCGTTTTGCTTTTCTACAAACCTATTGCATTTCTTTTTTGCCTGAGTATAATAACATTATGGGATTTGAAATCCCATATAGAAACAGAGGTGCTGAT